AGCCGGTGGCGTGGGCCAACATTAATAAGCACGGAGACATTACGCACACCAACAACAAAAGAATGCCTTGGTCTAAGACGCCCCTCTACATTACCCCACCCGCACAGCCAGCAAAGCAGGAGCCGGCGGCGTGGTTCGGCTTAGAACCAAGCGACATGCCTGATGGCGATAACCCCATGTATGACCATGATTTTTTTCTAAAGGGTATGGCGTGGGCCGACGCCATTCTGCGTAAGAAGAACACCACCCCACCCGCAGCACAGTGGGCCGGGCTGACGGAAAAAGACTTCTCGGCGATTAACCAATCCTGTTTGACCAAACTTCAGGCCGCGACAAGCGCCGAGTCAATCCTCAAGGAGAAAAACACATGAACAGAACCGCTTGCCCCAAAGGTATGGTTGACACTTGCTGTGAAAACTATGACAACTGCTCCACTGACCACGAAAAGGACGCGGAGATTAAACGCTTGAATGAGAAGATAGAGTTTCTTGCAAGAACCAATATGCTGTACAGCGATTGGGAGCACCGCGAAACGCAAGTGACCAGTGATCTGATTCGAAAAGGCATTGAGGAGGCCAAGATCAACGCTGAGTTGCGGGCAGAAATTGAGCGCCTAAAGAAGCGTGAATGGGTTGGGCTGACGGATGAGGACTGCAAGGGCATGAATGTTGGTGACATAGTGGTAGCAATGTGGGCTGACAGAATCTTGAAGGAGAAGAATCATGGATAAAGACACAGGTGGGCCAGCGTTTCCAAGTCAGAGGGAACACACAACCAAAGAAGGCATGACCCTGCGCGACTACTTTGCGGCTAAGGCGATGTATGGTTTTGTTGCCAACGGCAGCACGAACGTGCAAGAGATTGCTCAGGCTTCGTACATCGTGGCTGATGCCATGCTCAAGGCAAGGGGGCAAGCATGACCAAAGATGACGACGACACCCTGTGCTACCGCTCAGAGCTTGAGGCGGCGGTGAAAGCAGCCGTTGCTGCCGAGCGCGAGGCGTGTGCGAAGGTGTGTGATGACGTTGGTGATTTTATGCTGTCTCAAGACTATGCCGCCGCCATCCGAGCAAGGGGGCAAGCATGAGCATGGAAGACTACAACTTCAACATGGCGCGTCAAGCATGGGGAACACGACCCGGACCAATCCCCGGATCAATCATTTACAAACAGGAGAAAGAAATGTACGCACCACAGACCGCAGGAATGGACGCAAAACAAGACCAGCCCATCATCTCTGAGCTTAATCAGCTACAGCAAAACTTGGACTCTTTACAAGATCACATCATTCAACTTGAGTCACGCCTTGTATCGGTTTTCCGTCAAGAGCCAGAGGTTGAAAAAGAATATGTCACCAAAGAAATGCGCGGCTCATCCCCGGTGGTCAATTCTTTGCGTGAGTTCAATGCGCATGTGTACAAGATGCGCAATCAAATTTCATTGATGCGCGACAGGTTGGAAGTATGAGCAAACTCAAAACCCTGACCATCCCTGACCACCACAAGGTTCAAGCCAAAGCGGTGCTGAACGAGGCTGCGGATGAGCAGCCCGACTCTGTGATCGTGCTGTGCTTCTGGAAAGACAGGGGCCAGTTCAAGATCAAGGTGTCCACTGTGCCAGACCGGCTCATGCTGATCGGTGCGCTGGAGGAGGCGAAGAACAAAGTCATTACGGATGGGTATGCAGTATGAGACTTTCCCCGGAAACACTGAAGAAGGTAGAGGCACAAGATGTTTTACCCGGCAACATTTACCCGGCCAAAGGTGGTCGCAAAAATCCCGGCACTGAATGGTGGTTGGTGGTCAGCGTATCAGCAACAGGTGCTCACTGTATCGGCTTCGACAAGAATGGCAGTCCCTGCGGTGCCACAAGTTACCTTAAGGGTGCCATGCGCGAAAGGCCAATCGTCGGGCGGGTCGATCTGAGTAAATTGGTTTTGGAGGTTGCATGAGAACACACAAAGACAAGCTACAGGCGCTGCTGCACTACCTTGAACTCAACACTTTGATTGCGACGTACCGCTTACGGGCCGAACAGTTCTGTGACATGGATGACGAGGTAACAAGCTGGGAATATCTGTTCCGCTGGGTCAAGGCAAAGGACCAACGCGCTCAGATGTGGACATGGTTTCAGGACGAATATCCAGACGCCGTGATACTCAAGGAGGGATACTATGAAACACACAAATGACATCATCCGCATGGCGCGGGAGGCTGGGTTCACGAACCCAGAACGGTTTGAGACTGACGACGAAAACCTTCGCGGAATTCTTGAGGACTTCTGGGTCAATCTTGAACGCTTCGCCGCCCTTGTCGCTGCACGTTGCGCCGAAATCGCATACGAAGCCGAGCCGTTTCATTCTGCGGACCTGATCCGCGAAGCATTTGGAGTGAAGAAATGAACATTGGACCTGACGGCGCTGAGATTGACGGCGCAAAAGACTTTGAGGTCTACGGCGAGTGGATCAAATTCACAGACGGTGAAGGCTCAACAGTGAAGATCACGCCGAGTGTGGTTGCGGCCCTCATGGTTTTTGCAGTCAAGCACGTTAACGACTTTGAAGAAGGAGCATGGGAATGAAATTCCGCAAGAAGCCCGTGGTCATTGAGGCCGTGCAATGGTTCAAAAACGGCGATCACCCGATGGATTACGCCAGCCCTCAAGATGGATTTCAAAACGGTCGCTTGGTGAACATCCCCGGCGAACATCGCAGGGCACATGGCTGGGAGGGAGAGGTGGTTCGTTACTTCCGTCACCCGGACAAAGCGTATGCAGGCGAGCGGCATTGCGACAAGTGCGGCGAAATCATGCACAAGCACGGATGGATCGACACGCTGGAAGGGGGTCACATTGTCTGCCCCGGCGATTGGATCATCACCGGCGTCAAGGGTGAGCACTACCCGTGCAAGCCCGACATTTTTGAAGCCACGTATGAAAGAGTGGAGAACAAATGACCCGCAAGTACCCGCCCTTCACTGCACAAGAGTGGTGGTTGCAAGAACGTGAGAACCAGCTTGCGCTGGCCCATATGTACCACGACCGGCTGCACCCTGAACACCCCAGAGTATGGGAGTGCTTGTTTTTGTGGGCAACGCCCGACCTATGGAGAGACCCAGAATGATTGACCCAAACAAACTTCAGTACTTCACCACTGCTTCATGGCTGCGCGGCTACGCACAAGGGCTTGATGAGTACCAGCACAAAGCACTAATCCACATGCTCAACCAAGCCGCTGGCCTTTTGGATCACGTGTGGGGACGTTATGTCGAGGAACAAGAAGATGAGAAGTTTGGAGGTACAGATTGAAGTGCCCACTGTGCAAAGCACCGACTGAAGTCAAGCACACCAAGGATGACGATGGAACACCGATCAGACGCCGACACTGCTACAACGAGCACAGCTTCAACACCAAAGAAGTTGCGATCAGCGAACCCAAACCAAAGCGTCGAATACGCAAAGTGCTGGCCGTTTCAGAGAGTGGACGGAAAGCTGCTTGAGAGAGCCCACAGGCAACTGAGCAAGCAACACCCACAAACATTTGAGGAGGCACCGTTTTGACCCCCGAAGCGAAAGTTAAGGCCAAGGTGGTTGCCACCCTCAAGGCCAACGAGGTGTACTACTTCTACCCGGTCATGGGTGGGTATGGCACCAGCGGCATACCAGATATTGTGGTGTGCTGTAACAGCAGGTTCCTGGCCATCGAGTGCAAGGCAGGTAAGAACAAACCAACCGCGCTGCAAGAGCGCAACATGCAGAAGATCAGAGACAGCGGTGGCGTTGCCATCGTGGTCAATGAGGAGAACCTGAACACCGTTCAGGATGTTTTATCGCAACTACTGGAGATTGAAAATGGGAAACATGAGTGACGAGATGCAGAAGATTTTGAACGAGTGGCAAGACAGTGAGAGCGCCTCCGTGCAGCAACAGCCCGCTCCACGGCAAACTTACCGCAGCATCATCCACAACTACATCAAAGACAACCCTGGGACCACCACAGGGCAGGTGCTGAAGGCCATGCAGAACAAAGGACTTGCACAGACCCACAGTTCTGTGTCCTCACAGATGACGACCATGTTCCAAGAGTTCATGGTCAGGCGGGAAGAGGGAGCGATTGATAAGGCGACCGGGCGCAAGATTTACACGTACTACTACGTGCCACCACTGGAATCCGTCAAGCTCAAGGCCGAGCATCTCCGCAAGAAAGCGCAGGCGCAGGCACGTGCTGAAAAGGCGCGGCAAGCCAAGGCCCTGAAGGCTGAAGCCAAGCAGCGGGCACAGAATATGTTGCATGAACAGTTGGCGTTGCCCTTGGCGCTCCCGGTGCCCGAGGTTCGCCCTGTGGAGGACGCTGCACCAGCGCCAGCACCCCAAGCCGCCCCTAACCTGCGTGACATGAGCGCGATGGACATCCTCCACGCCATCAACTTTGCACAGGCCAAGGAGTTGTACAAAGAACTCAAAGAAGCATTCGGAGGTTGAGATGGCGATCACAACACCCCCAGGGGGGTATCAAGAGGTTTGGAGTGATCCACGAGGGCAGTACAACATGCCCCAAGACAACACCAGCACCATCCTGCGTAACGTACAGGGCGACATACAGAAGATGCGCAATGAGATGATCATGCTCAGAGGCTTCTACGAGTGGATGATCCATGCGTACCCAGAGACCATAGCGCAGTACAAGGCGCTGATGGATTTGCAGCGGGCGGCCAGTAACAACGAGGCAGGAGAGCAACGTGTCGAATCAGCTTCTTACTGAACACAGCAAGATCATGGGAGTGCCAACAATCCGAATCAAGGTCGGGGACTATGAGTTGTTCGACTGGAAGGATGACACCCACATCGGCATTGCGCGTGCCAATGGTGAGGCTGGCTTGTTCCGCAAGAACGAGTTTGAGGCGCATGTGGCTGCCTTTTTTGGATTGAACTTCTCATGAACATCCTTACGGTCGATTTTGAGACCTACTACACCAGCACCGATCTGGGCTTCAAGAAACAGACCACGGAGGAGTACGTCCGTGATCCACGCTTTGAAGTGATCGGTGTGTCGGTGCAGGTAGATGGTGGCTGGCCCGAGTGGTTTAGCGGCACAAAGGAAGCCACCAAAGAGTGGCTGCTGCAATTCGACTGGGCCAACAGCATGGCGCTGGCACACAACGCCCTGTTCGATATGGCAATCCTTAACTGGCACTACGGCATTCGCCCCAAGGCGATTGCTGATACGTTGAGCATGGCACGGGCCATACACGGCACTGAGGTTGGCAACAGCCTCGCCAAGCTGGCCGATTACTACAAGCTGGGGGTCAAGGGCACAGAGGTGGTGAGCGCGATTGACCTGAAGCGGGAAGATTTTCCTCCCGCAAAGCTGAGAGCGTACGCCGAGTATTGCCGCAATGACGTAGCGCTGACCTATGACTTGTTCCTGCACCTACTGCCCAAGCTCACACGCGGTGAGCTCAAGCTCATCGACCTGACCATCAGGATGTTTACAGAGCCTGTGTTGACGCTGGACAAGCCGTTGCTGCAAGCGCATCTTGCTGATGTACGTGAGCGCAAGGCCAAGCTGATGGAGGCTGCCGGGGCCAACCTTGATGACCTCATGTCCAACCAGAAGTTTGCAGAACTGCTGCGCGGGTTTGGCGTCGAGCCACCAACAAAGATCAGCCCGACAACGGGCGAGTTAACGTTGGCGATGGCCAAGAGCGATGAAGGGTTCAAGGCGCTGGCCGAGCACCCTGATGAGCGGGTGCAGGTGCTTGTGGCTGCGCGTCTGGGCAACAAGACCACACTGGAGGAGACCCGGACCGAGCGGCTGCTGGGTATCGCGGATCGAGGAGTGATACCTGTTCCTCTCTCCTACTACGCCGCCCACACGGGACGGTGGGGTGGGGCCGACAAGCTCAACTTCCAGAACTTCCCCAGCCGGGGTGAGAACGCAGGCAAGCTCAAACGGGCCATCCTTGCGCCTGAGGGTCACGTGATGATCGACTGTGATTCGTCGCAGATTGAGGCCCGGGTGCTAGCATGGTTTGCGGGGCAGGATGATCTGGTGGAGGTGTTTGAGAACAACAACGCTGAGATTGCCGCAGGGGTCAAGAAGAAGGACATGAAGTATGACCCGTACAAGCTCATGGCCTCAGCCATCTACGGCAAGGGCGTGGAGAACATCACTGACCCCGAGCGGTTCGTGGGCAAGACCACCATTCTGGGCAGCGGGTACGGCATGGGCAGCGCCAAGTTCAAGGCGCAGCTTAAGACGTTTGAGGTTGAGATTTCGGACGACGAGTCCGCCCGCATCATCAACACATACCGTGAAACATATCCGTGGATACCGGCGCTATGGAAGGCGGGCTCCGCCGCCATTGAAGCCATGTCCAAGGGCAAGACCGCCAAGTGGGGACGCAAGGGCATCATTGACATCCAGAAGGAAGGCATCCTCATGCCCAACGGGCTGCACCAGCGGTACCCCAACCTGCGAAAAGTCAAAGACAAAGACGGCAAAGAGCAGTATATTTATGACTCCCGCAAAGGGCCGGTCAAGCTCTACGGGGGCAAGTTGACAGAGAACATCTGTCAGGGATTGGCACGTTGCATCATCGGTGAGCAGATGCTGCGCATTGCCAAACGGTACAAGGTGGTGCTCACCGTTCACGATGCCGTGGCGTGTATTGCACCCGAGGCAGAGGTTGAAGAGGCGATGGCGTATGTCATGGAGTGCATGCGCTTTGTGCCCGAGTGGGCGCAGGGCATACCACTGAACTGTGAGGCTGGATACGGGAGGAGTTATGGCGACTGCTGACCCCCGAAGGGGCAAGGTGTTGAAGGGAAAGACACTCCCCTACGGTACGCTCACCATGAGCGAAGGAGACAGTGTGATCAGGCACGCCTATTACTATTACGGCTACCGCCACGACGAAGACATGCCCCCACTGCCACACATTGAGCCTGATGAGCAGGTGGTGGACCCAGAAGAAGAGTTGTGGGAGAAAGAAAAACAGGCATACATTAAAGACCTGCTGGATGGGTTGACCCCCCGGGAGGCCAAGATACTGCGTATGCGGTTCGGGATTGAGTTAGATCATGATATGTCTCTTGAAGAAGTAGGCAGCACGTTTGATGTATCCCGTGAGCGCATACGACAGATTGAAGCCAAGGCGATCCGCAAACTCAAGCACCCGGACCGAAAACTGCGAGAGGTTATTTACCCAGAGATCAGCTTCTACTGGAAGAAGCAAAGCGAAGCCAGACTGCGTGAACGCATGTTTGAGATTGAGATGACACAGATGGGGTGGGCTTGGTACCAGCGGCAGTTAGATGGGCGTATCTCCTTCATCAAACACCCCAAAGCCAATTCATGGATTGAGCACATCAAATTAACTAACCCAAACCTTCACAGGCGAATTGAATATGAAGTCAACCGATACCTCAATGACATCTTCACTAATCGACTACGCACACCCGTGCATGATGGCCGAGAACGCTCTGAAAGAGGCGCACAAGCACATGCTAAACCGTGATTACGATGAAGCCATCGAGCAGGCCCTCGACGCAATTGTCGAAACAAGGCTGATGATCAACGCCATCAGGCACATGAAGGGCGACCAGTGAAAAACCCCCCTGCATGGAGTTACTCCAGCATCACGCTGTTTGAGCAGTGCCCCAAGAAGTACTACCACCTGCGGGTGGCCAAAGACATCAAGGAGCCTGACAGTGAGGCCATGATGTACGGCAAGGACGTACACACGGCAGCGGAGAAATTCATGCGGGACGGCACCCCATTGCCTGAGAAGTATGCGTTCATGCGTCCGATGCTGGAGAAGCTCCAAGCCATACCCGGTGACAAACACTGTGAACTCAAGATGGGCCTCAAGAAGGTGGACGGGCGGCTTATGCCGTGCGGCTTCTTTGACAAGGAGGTGTGGTTCAGGGGAGTGGCTGACCTGTTGATCATCAACAAGGACAAGGGTGAGGGGCGCGTCATTGACTACAAGACTGGCAAGAGCGCCAAGTACGCGGATACCAAGCAGCTTGCCCTGATGGCGGCATGTGTGTTTGCGCACTTCCCAGAGGTGAAGGTGGTCAAGTCAGGGCTGCTGTTCGTGGTGAGCGAAGAGTTTGTAAAGGCGCAGTTCAAGGCTGAGACTGGCTACAGTATCTTTTCAGAACTCGATGACACACTGACCGCCAGAGAGGCCGCGTATGAGTCCGAGGTGTTCAACCCCAAGCGTAATTTCAGTTGCAAGGCGTGGTGCCCTGTGCTAATCTGTCCGCATAATGGAAGGAGCGAATGATGCCCTACAAAAACAAAGCTGATCGTGACCCCAAGCACGAATGGCAGCTTGAGAAGAAGCGCGATGGTGCCCATGAGGCACGGATGGAGCGTCAACGCGCCCGTCGAGCCATCGACAAAAAACACCCCGACCGCAACGGTAACGGCACTGCCGACATCCGTGAGGGCAAAGACGTTGCCCACCGCGTAGCCCTGAGCAAGGGTGGCAGTAACAAACACGGTGTGCAGATCGAGCCGTCCTCAAAGAACCGTTCATTCAAACGCGCTTCCAACCACAAGGTGGTGTCGGAAGTCAGCACCCGAGAGCGCAAGAAATAAAGTTTGGGGCGTCACCCAAGTAAGGTGTGGGTGATAAGTGACGCCAGGGTTGCAGAGCCCTCCATAGTGAATAACTACACCAGTCAGCACGGTTGCTCCCCTTTCTCAGCCGGGAACTGACGGACACTCCGGAAAGACGGAGATTTCCTTCAAACGTCATGTTTGGAGTGCAACGATATTGGAGCGTACATGGAGATCATTGAGAACAAGGCACTGCTGCTGACAGTGCGCAACCCGGATCGGATCACAACCGTGATTCCGAAGAGCAAGGTACTGGAGCATGGTGACGGTATCGCCAGAGTGCTGGTCAACTGGGGGCTTGAAGAGTCCATCATCCTCAAGAACTTAAAGATCAACGCACCCTCACCCATCACCGGCCGTTACAAATGGCCCGGGCTCAACAAACCGTTTGAGCACCAGAAGACCACTGCATCTTTCCTCACCCTCCACCGCAGGGCGTTCTGCTTCAACGAGCAGGGGACGGGTAAGACTGCCTCCGTCATCTGGGCATCGGACTACCTGATGAACCTTGGCATCGTCAAGCGGGTGCTGGTCATCTGCCCGCTGTCCATTATGGATGCTGCCTGGAGGGGTGACCTCTTCCGGTTCGCCATGCACCGCAGGGTTGATGTTGCCCACGGCAAGCCCGAGAAGCGCAAAGAGATCGTGCTCGGAGATGCGGAGTTTGTAGTCATCAACTACGACGGTGTTGAGATCGTCGCTGATGAGATTAAGAAAGGTGGCTTTGACCTTGTGGTCGTGGATGAGGCCAACGCATACAAGAACCCGCAGACCAAACGCTGGAAGGTGCTGAACTCTCTGCTCACACCCAACACATGGCTGTGGATGCTCACTGGCACCCCGGCATCTCAATCGCCTGTGGATGCCTATGGTCTGGCCAAGCTGGTCAGCCCGAACAACGTGCCACGCTTTGGTGGTGCGTTCAAGGACTTGGTGATGAACAAGGTCACGCAGTTCAAGTGGGTGCCCAAACCCAACGCGCAGACCACGGTGCATAAGGTCTTGCAGCCTGCCATCCGGTTCACCAAAGAGCAGTGCCTGGACCTGCCTGAAATGTCTTACACGTTCAGGGATGTACCGCTTACCGCCCAGCAGATCAAGTACTACGAGCTACTGCGCAAACAACTGATCGTACAGGCCGCAGGAGAAGAGATCACCACGGTCAACGCAGCGGCCAACCTCAACAAGCTGCTGCAACTCTCAGGCGGTGCGGTGTATTCCGACACTGGAGAGATTGTGCAGTTCGACGCCAGCAACCGCTTGGCGGTGTTGCGTGAAGTCGTTGAGGAGTCAAGCCATAAGGTGTTGGTGTTTGTGCCATACAGACACGCCATCGAGTTGGTGTCCGAAGACCTAAAGAAGCACGGGTACAGCACCGCCGTGATTCACGGGGGCATATCCGCAACCAATCGGGCCGACATCTTCCAGCGGTTCCAGACCCAGCCAGACCCACAGGTGCTGGTCATCCAGCCGCAAGCCGCATCACACGGCGTCACCCTCCATGCCGCAAACACAATCGTGTACTGGAGCCCCGTGATGTCCGTGGAAACGTACCTGCAATGCAACGCACGTGTGCATCGCGCAGGGCAGAAGAACCCCTCGGTGGTCGTCCACCTGCAAGGCAGTGGGGTGGAGAAGAGGATGTACGCCATGCTCAAAAACAAGATGGACATCCACATCAAGATCGTGGACCTCTACGGGGAACTACTGAGTTGAGGAGGAGAAAAAAACTATTGACAATGACACTCTGTCAATTATACTGGGCCCCCATGAAAACCAGACTACCGCTGCCTCCTGCTGCGCACTTGCATGAGTTGTTTGTCTACAAAGATGGCCTGCTTATATGGCGGGAGAGCAGAAAACACGGCAAGGTAAAGGCAGGTGCAGTTGCTGGATGGAAGTCCAAAACGGATGGATATGTTCGGATATGTATAGAAGGGATGCAGTACGCCGCGCATCGCTTGGTATGGCGCATGCACAACCCTCGCGGGGCAATCCCATTCATTCTTGACCACATTGACGGAGACCGTTCAAACAATCGAATCGAAAATTTAAGGAAAGTAACACCCACTGAAAACAGACACAACAGAAGACCCCGGAAACAAGGGGTTGTTGGATCAGGTAAGTTGCAGCAGCTTTTACAAGAAAGGAGATCACAATGACCGAAGACATATCGGTAGACAAACTTGTCAGCGTCTACATCAAGATGCGCGACAAACGCAGCGCCCTCTTACGCGAGTATGAGGAACAAGATGGGGAGATCAAGGAGCAGATGGAAACACTGGAGAGCAAGCTGCTCGACCTGTGCAAGTCCATCGGCGCTGATAGCCTCAAGACCCAACATGGAACCGTCATTCGCACAGTGAAGACCCGTTACTGGACGAGCGATTGGAACTCCATGCACAAGTTCATCATGCAGCACAACATGCCTGATCTGCTGGAAAAGCGCATCAGCCAGACTGTCATGAAGCAACTGATCGAAGAGAACCCCGACATGATGCCACCCAACCTGAATGTCGATAGCCGGTACGCAGTTACCATAAGGAGAAGCTAAGTGCAAAACCAAAACATGACGGTCAAGGAGGTTGCAGATTTTCTGCGCGTCTCCCGCCAGACCGTGTACACGATGGTCAAAGAGGGAAGGCTTCCGCATTTCCGAATTGGCAACAAGGTCCGCTTCAAACAGAGCGACATTGAGGCCCTGACCTCGACCGCAAAAACCAACCCCGCAACTACTGGAGTAAATGATGAGTGAACTGACCCTGTTTTCCAAAGGCGGCAACACCCTGCCCGCGCACCTGCGCAACATCGAACTTGATGAGACCACGAAAGCCCTGATGGGCGGCAGTGGCGGTGGCAGCGGCAAACGTATTTCTATCCGTGGCGGCGTGTTCCGCATGCTCGTGGATGGCAAGGAAGTTGCCCAGAACGAAGACCGCTCGATGAACATTGTGATCGTGGCTGCAAACGCCAACGTGTCACGCAGCTTCTACGCTGGAGATTATGAAGAAGGCAAAAACATTTCCCCCGACTGCTGGTCCAATGACGGCATCTCCCCCGATGTCAAGGTCTCAGAACCGCAGGCATCCAAGTGCGCCTCATGCCCGCAGAATGTCGCAGGCTCTGCGAAACAGGGCGGCGGTCGTGCTTGCCGTTTCAGCCAACGCATGGCTGTGATGCTGGAGAACGATCTGCAAGGTGACATCTACCAACTGACCCTGCCCGCGCAATCCATCTTTGGAAACGTGGAGAACGGCAAGATGCCCATGCAGGCATACGCTAAGTTCTTGGGTGGTCATGGCCTCCCGATCACCGCAGTGGTCACCGAGATGCGGTTCGATACCGCCAGTGCCACTCCCAAACTGACCTTCAAGGCAGTGCGTCCGCTGGAGGCCGATGAGATGGCCAACTGCCAAGAGAAGGGCCGCAGCACTGAGGCCAAGGCAGCAATCAGCCAGACCCCTGCGGCGCTTGATGGAGCCAAGCCCAAGGCTGTTGCAGCCGCTCCCGCCGTGAGCACCGACGATGGGGATGATGAGGACGAGGCACCCGCACCGGCCAAGGTCAAAGTCAAGGCCGAAGAAGTGCCTGCTGAGGAGCCGACCAAGCGCCCCAAGAAAGCCGCACCGAAAGATGTGAGCGCCATCTTGGACGACTGGGCTGAGTAAGGAGCCTGGGGGGAAAGCGGATACAGCGAGTACCCCCACCCACACTATGAACAACAGAGGCTACTCACGCAAATTTGCAGCCGCCAACAAGAAGGCAGACTCATCCCATGTGGGTGTGCGGCTTGGGCGTATCTGCATAGCCGAGGACATCCCGGTTCCTGATGTGGCTGAGTACCTTGGTGTGTCCCGTCAGGCCGTGTACCTGTGGTTCTTAGGCAAGTCCACCCCGCATCCCAAGATGCGCGAGACGCTGAACGAACTGATCACAAGGTTCAAGGCTAAATAACCCAACAATTTCGCCCACTGCCGCCAGTAGTGGGTTGCTGAGAGAGCGAACGATGACCTCACGGATTCCCTTTCTCTCTTCTGTTTTGGCAGAAGAGGGACTGTACTGTGTGGTTGGGTTGAAGAAAGGTGCTCCGAGACAGACGTTTGTAGAGTCAATTGAAGAGATCGACGGTGTAGTGGATGGCTTGATCGCGCAAGGGTATGACGCATATTTTGGATGTGCCAAGTACTTGAACGCGGCAGAAGGACGCACAGCGCAGAACGCCAAATGGTTCAAAGCCTTTTGGATTGATCTGGACTGCGGCGAGGAAAAGCCATACGAAACACAGGCCGATGCGCTTGAGGCTCTCAAAGGTTTTGTCAAGGTCACTGGACTACCAAGGCCAACCATAATCAACTCAGGCAGAGGTGTTCACGCATACTGGACACTGACAGCGCCGATCTTCTACAACGACTGGAAGCCCACAGCCGAAGCCTTCAAGAAGTTCTGCGCGGTATACAACCTCAAGGCCGACCCTGCGGTGACTGCTGATGCAGCCCGCATCCTGCGCGTCCCAGAGACGCTGAACTACAAAGACAGCCCACCAAAGCCGGTTGATGTCATGCTGGTGTCCCCAGCGATCACACTGAGCCGGTTCCAAGAGATCGTTGGGATCGGAGCAGAAGAGGGTGAGCCTGATCTGCCGTTTGCCAAGAACGTGCCCCGCAAGGTACTGGATGCCACGACCCGCGCATTGATGGGTAACAGCGTCTCAAAGTTTGGCACCATCATGCGCAAGAGCGCCCACGGCAAAGGCTGTGCCCAGCTTGTCCACATCTACCGCAACCAAGAAGAAACAGAAGAACCACTGTGGAGGGCGGGGCTGTCAATCGCGGTCAACTGCGAAGATGGTGAACTGGCAATCCACAAGATATCCCACGGTCATCCAGAGTACGACCCGACGGAGACGCAGACCAAAGCCGATACGCTGATTGGCAAGCCATACAAGTGCGCCACCTTCCAGGGGCTGAACCCGGGCGGGTGCGATGAGTGCCCCAATCGCGGCAAGATCACTTCCCCCATCCAGATTGGCGCATCCATTGCAGAGGCCAAGGCCGAGGACAACATTGTTGTCATGCGCAACGCGGTGCTGGAGGAGGAAGTCACTGTTGAGATTCCCGAGTACCCGTTTCCATATTTCCGTGGCAAGAACGGTGGTGTGTATCGGCGGGAGTTGCCCGGTGAGCGAAAGCGCAAGAAGGACGACGATGACGATGATGAGCCACAAGACAAGCTCGTCTATGAGTACGACCTGTATGTGGTCAAGAGGCTGGACGACCCAGATGTTGGGGAGTCGCTGTGGATGCGGCTGCACATGCCCAAGGACGGCATCAAAGAGTTTTCGTGCCCACTCTCAAGCGTCATGTCACGCGACAAGCTCAGAGATGTGCTGTCGTTTCAGGGTGTGGCGGCATACAACGCAAAACTGGATGGAATCATGGCTTACGTAACAAGATGGGTCAATGAACTGCAACAGCTTACTGAGGCTGAGAAGGCCCGCCAGCAGTTTGGCTGGCATGAGAACGACACCAAGTTCGTGGTTGGCAACCGGGAGATATCGGCGTCCGGGGTTGTGTACAGCCCCTCATCAAACGCCACCGCAGAAGTCGCCGCTGCCTACGGCAAGAAAGGCACCGTGGCCGAGTGGGCGCGTGTTGCCAACATCTATGCTGCACCGGGCAATGAGGTGCGGGCGTTCACCCTGTTTTCTGGGTTCGGCTCAACGCTCTTCAAGTTCACCAAGCTCAGTGGTGCCATCATTCACCTGACCAACAACGGCTCTGGTGTTGGTAAGACCACCATACAACATATGGTCAACAGCATCTGGGGACGGCCAGTGGAAACACTGCTGAACCAAGAGGACAAGTACCTTGCCCGTATGCACAGGATTGCAGTGCTGGGCAGCATCCCCGCTACGATTGATGAGTTGACCAATATGCTGGATGAAGAAGTCAGCAACATGGCGTACAGCATCACGCACGGGCGGGGGCGTAACCGGATGCAATCCCAGACCAACGCGGAGCGGAGCAACTCTTTGCGCTGGGCACTGATCGCCATCACCTCGGGTAACAAGAGCCTGTACGACCAGTTGTACAACCTCAAGGATTTCCCAGAGGGCGAACTGATGCGGATACTGGAGTTCTCAGTGTCCAAGAACGACCGGATGAGCAAGGCCGAGTCCGATGAGGCGTTCAACCCCATGCACGAGAACTACGGCGTGGCCGGTGAAGTGTTCATGCGGTATGTGATTGCCAACCTGCCAGAGGTCAAGAAGCTGCTCCTCAAGGTGCAGCGCAAGCTGGACAAGGCCGCAGGGTTTACGCAGCGGGAGCGGTTCTGGTCTGCCACCGCAGCATGCGCCATCACCTCGGGCATCATCACCAAGAAGCTGGGCCTGCACAACATTGATGTGGCTGCGGTCTACACATGGGCGGTGCAGGAGCTAGGCAGGATGCGGGTTGAGGTGCGCCCTGGAGTCGTTGGGCCTCTCGCCCATCTGGGTCTGTTCCTCAACGCCCATAACAACAATATGCTCATCGTCAACAGCACTGTGGATAAGCGTTCGGGGTTGAATGCGGTACCAGTACGCGAACCAAGGGGTGAGTTGATCACACGCTATGAGCCGGACACCAAGCTCCTGTTCATAACCACCAAAGTTCTTCGTGAGTGGTGCAGTGAAAACCAAGTGTCCTACAAAGCTCTTGTGGATGACCTGCACCGGCTTGGCGCATGCCAAGGGTCCATCAAGAAGGCGATGTCCCGAGGCTCTGACATGTCCACCCCTCCTGTGAACGCGCTGGTGGTCGATTGCAACAAGGCTACGGCGCTGGACCCGGAGGACAAGACCCCGTTGCCCTCTCCAGCAGATGACGATAACGAATAGCGGAGTGCCAGTCGTAATAGAATGGCACAAATTCGCAGTTGGCAGTTCGTTTTACATACCTACGCTGACGCCTGATACGCTGGCAGGGGATGTGGAACAAGCTGCTAAAGAGCGAGGGATGGTTGTGAAGTACCGTTTCTCCAAAGAAGGGGGCACTTACGGGATTAGGTTCTGGCGGATTAAATGACCATGTGCTACAGTTCGCTCGGCAACATGGTCTCCTTCTCTCTGTAGTTGCCTTACCTCCATTACACCCCGGGTACCCCCCGGGGATTTTTTTATTCAAAAAAGTTCTTCAGCCGCGCTGATCAGTTCTTCGCGCATCCGCTTGTTGATCTCGATGCCCTGGTACATATCCCGGGAGATGGCGTCACGTGCCTTGACGGACTTGGTGATGGTCGAACCGGAGATACCCAGGTCAGGGTACTTGTCCCCCAGAGCGAACAACTTATCCTCGATGGCGTCCATGCGCTCTTGGTCACCCATGTTCAGGGCAATGTAATACTGCTTGAGAAGCCTCTTGGCCTGACCAGCGGTGGCGTCTTCCTTACCCTTGATGTAGGCGTTCTCTTCGTACTTGGTCAACAGATCGGCAGGGGCGAAACCCAGCACTTGCATGGCGGCGTTGGCACCATTGACCTCACCGACAAGATCACCCCGCAGCGTCAGCGCACCCTCGTCTGCGTAGCGGTACGCCTTCATGGGGTTCTTCAGCGCCACAGGCAGCATGGTCTCCACTCCGCGCCAGAATTGCCCTTCAGCAATCAACTCCTGACCCCGGAAGACGTTGTTGACCACCGCGTATGGAGCGCCAAGGATGTTCTCAAGGAACTGAGACAGCGCCGAGGCGTCTGCCTTGTCACCCTTCTGATCGCGGTAGATCAAGTCCGTCCAGCCCACACGGTCTGCGATACCAAGGTTGGTGATGTAATTCACTGGCCCTTTGAACCAGAACTCGTTCAAGTAGCGGCGCAACATCTCATCAAAGGTATCCTCGTCGTCATCGGCAAATGCGTTGTAGACAGTCTCGGGAATCCAATACAGTGGGATGCCTTTGGCACCAGCAAAGAGCGCGGACATGGCGTAGATGCCAAACAACTGGCGACGAGCGGCGCTGACCAATTCCTTTTGCTCGGGTGTGGCGTCAGGTGGTACGGGCAATGACCTGCGGATGGTGTCAAACAGCATGTAGTACATGGTGAAGGCAAACCGCTTGAACACGGTCAGCACTTTGCCAAGACCTTGCTGGGTAATACTCGGAGCAGATTCTGCATGCCCTGCACCGTGCGTGAACTCCACCATGCGGATGGCTTTGTCGATGGCCTGAGCCTGAGCGGCCTCTCCCCTTACACCCTTTTTAGCCAACCGCTGCATCTCAAGATCATAGGCAGCAATTGCCGTGACCTCACGGTTCATACGCTCGGCATGGTGGAACATGAACGAGGAATACAGCGCGGTCTTCTCCCCCAACGTCTTCATCACACTGGGGTCCCCGCTGGGATCATTCGCCAACCCCAAGGCGTCACGGGCCGTCGACGTTTGCAAGAAGCCAAGGTCTTTGAGACGCTGCACCAGCGCCTTGTACTGCGGGGCTTTACCTGCGTTGACCAGATTCTCAACGGACAGCATGGCGTTTTCAGTCACCTTCTGCCCGTTGATGTCCGTCACCGTGCGGCTAAAGCTAGATGTTGAGTACAGCTTAGTCGCTGCTATCAAAGCCCTGCCAGCAGCAGCAAAACCATATGTACCACCCAACTGCGGGAAGGTGACCATCGGTGTCTGCAACAAGTTAATCGTTGCGGAGGAGACGTTACCTGCAAGGTTGAAATAAAACGCGGCACCGCTGGCCCACCGTGCCCACCGTTCAACAGTCGGGTCCATCGCAAACTGAAGCCGGGACTCCAGTTCTTGCAGAATCTCAGCGCCCCGCTGCTGGTCAATACCGCGTAACTTCTGAGCCGTCTGGCCCATGTTATCTATAAGACCTTGCAGCTTGTCCGAGTACCGCATGCGTGAAAGCTGGCCCACCAAATTGTTGGTGACGTTGCTGAAGGCCGTGGCGGCGTTCTCCTCATAGCCCAACGTGCCTTTACGCGCCGTGAACGATTTGAGGATGCTGGTCTCTGGCATGGCACTGACGATCAGGGCCAAGAACTTATCAACCGCAGCATCCTCCGCACCGCCCTCTTTCATGATCTTGATGATCTGGGCAGCGATGGTGCCGCTGGGTGCCCTGCGGGCTCTCTCCCCCTCGACCTTCATGTACTCATCAAAGTCGGTGGCTCCCTCTTGCTCAAGGGCGTTACGGGCAGTGGTCCGCTCAATCTGGCTGTTGTAGAGCTTGCGCTCCATCTCGCCATCTCTGTTCTTGAACTCCAGCCAGTAGGTACCCTGACGGTACAGTGGCGCGTAGTGGTCGATGCCCTTGGCGATGATCATGCCGATCACCTTCTCGTAGGCACCCAATGCCTGCTTACGCTCTGGGGTGCCCTCACCATGCACACCCACTAGGTTGGCATAGAGCGAGTCCTGCAACTCCTTGAAGAGTTGTTTGTATGAGCCGAACAGATCACGGTAGAGCTTCTGACCTTCAGGCGTGAGAGTCTTGAAGTCCTTGCTGAACTGTGCATGCAGTGCGGCCTTCTCCGTGTTGGCGTACTTGCTGACAGGAGCCTCAGGGTTGATGTCCTCCCGAGTGTGGTCATGGACCATCTTGGTCCACTTGTTGAACTCAGGGTTCTGGACGTACTTTTGCAGCCGGGTGTTCAACGGGGCAAGTTTCTCAATCAGGCTTTCACGGTACCCGGCCATCTCGTTGACGGTATCGGCAAACGTAACAGCATCACGCCCAAGGATGCGCTCCCCCACCTCCCCCACGGCAGAGAGGTTCAAGAACTTCTGCAAGCCTTGGCGCAGAGTCAGCCCTCCCACCTCCACAGCCGAGAGGAACCGTGAAGCCTGCTCAGGCGTCATCCGGGTGTGCTTCTGGGTCAACTCACTGGTCTTGTTCAGCACCTTCTGGAACGTGCCAGGGTTGTGAATAGTCTGCGCAAACAGCGTATCGCCCGTGCGGGAGTCCGGTGGCGGCCCCACGATGCTGTCGAGCAGCCGGTCAATCTGATCGAGCGTAGGCTCAGTGCGTTCTGGCAGTCTGAAGGCGCGGCGCATCAGGCGCATGAGCTTGTCCCACATTGACAGAGCGGGTACTTCAGATCGCTTCTCTTTCAACTGAGTGCGGAAGGCATCGTTGCTCCAAATCTCAGCCACAAACTCTTGCAGGTTCTTCGCCCCATAGGCCCCGTCGATATCCGCTTTGACTTGCTGGAATATCTTGTCCAGTTGCCGGGTGACAGGGTGCGACGGGTTTGCAATGATGTGGGACAACCCCGCATGAGACGCCTCATGGATGAGGTCGTAATCGGTCGCATCTTCGGGCAGGTAGATGGTGTTGGTCGCAGGGTCATACATCGCCTGCTCCGCCCCGTACACAACCTTCACATCTCCCAGGATGTTGGAGAGTGTTTCAGCAAGGCGTGTCAGACGCGGCTGATCCGCAGATTCAGCAAAGAGCTTCAATGCTCTGGAGAGATCACCCCGACGAAGCGCAGCCTCAACCGTAGGGTGGAGTGAAGTGGAGAGTTGAGCAACCTCAGGCGAGGACAGCAGTGCATCCAGATCGGAGTCAAGGATGGGTATGTAATCCTCATCAACCTGCTCCATCTCACGGATGGCCTTGCGGGCATACTTCCGGGCTTCTGATTTGGTACGGCTCTTCTGTTTGATGCCGTAGTTCTTCAGTTCCTGTTCGGTCGTCAGTTCTGCTGGAGCCGCCTCCACCTCTTGCCGAATAGCCGCCTTTTGTTCCTGCTGCTTCTCAAGTTTCTTGCGGAACTTGGTGGAGCGTTGCTGCTCCTTGGTGTACTGGTTGATCCACTGATCCAGATACGCAACCTGCTCAGGGCTCAGATTGGCGCGTGCCCACTTATCGGCATTCTTGGCGTGAACGCCCCCCTGACCACGGAACATCGTGGCTTCTCTCTCGCTGGCAAAATACGCCTCATCGGGCAACGCCTTCATCTTGGCGTTACGGTACGCCGTGGGCTGGTACACCAGATCATTGGCAATGTTGCGCAGTGCCGTTTCAGTATCTGCACGGCCAAAGTACGCCTTGGCGTCTTTCTCCTCTGGAGTCAGCGCCTTCTTGTCCAGCCCCTGGACTTTGGTGATGTCGGCGGCGGTCTTAGGCGGGGCCTTCTTGCGCGTCCGCTTGGGCTTTGTTTCACGTGAAACAGTGGGTGCCGGGGCCTCGGGTTCAGCAGTGGTTACTGCACCGGGCTGTCCTGCTTCTCTAGCAGGAGGCTGTCCAACATCCGATGCAGCAGGAACCACTCCATCTGGTTGAGGTGCTCCAACTCCTGCGGGGGCGGCTCCAGCAACGGGCTCGCCAGCCACGCCAACGCCTGCTCCACTTGTTGGTTCGATAGGTTCTGTAACACTGGGGGCTCCTTCCTCCAGGGGCTTGGCCTGAATCTGCTCCAGTGCGCCTGGGGTTATGGTGGGTACGCTTGTGGCGTCTACCGGCGCTTGCACAGACGGGGCTTCAGGGGCAGGACGGATCATGCCCTGCTCATCTGGAGTCGCTGTAGCGAAGGCACTCATCTCCGCTTTCTTGGCATCCAGAGTAGCCAACGCGCCTTGTTTCTCCTTGATGGCGGCATCCAACTCGGCATACGCTTCAGACCCCGGGCGCGACTCATCCATACGCGCCTGAAGGGCGTTTATCTCATCGCGGGTGTACCTGAAAGCCGTCTCAAGTTCTTCTTGGGAGATGGGGGTATCCATCTTCCCAGAGACCAACGCATCAATACGCCCCTGCAAGGGGGAGGCGCCTACCTTCGCCGCAGCCTCTTGCTCGGCCAACGCCTGCTGGGCTTCTTGGGTGTTGGTGAAATCCTTCTTCTCCGTGAAGTACCGGGACACCCCAATCGGCGCACCAAACAGGCCACCACCCACCGCACCTTTGACGAACGCCTCTTTATACTGCTGGATGTTCTCGGGGGAGAGCAACTCCTGGGTACTACCCGCAAGCTGCTGCGCGTAGACCTTAATGGCCTCTTGGGCCGATTCGGTCAGACCTTCAGACCCTGCGGTTTTGACCGCCTCTTTGCCGATGGTTTTCCATGCGACAGGAGCAGCACCGGACTTCTTGGCAAGCTCCTCAATAAGTTTCAGCTTGCCGTATCCACCGAGGGTATCAAGCACTTTGGCAGGCAACACAGAATCCAGAGCGGCGCTCAGGCCACCCGTCAAGGCAGCGATACCCGACTCAAAGTTGCCAGTCTCTTGATAAATGCCCTCAAAAATCTCAGGCGTGTTCTGCGCGTATGAGCCAAGGAACACACCACCATACATGCCACGGCGGGCCCCAACCTCAGCGGCTTTCTCCACACCAGCCAAGGCTACGCGAGAGGCGGGGCCAGCAGCCTGCGCACTACGAAGCGCAGCCTGACCAGCCAGACGCCCACCAAGAACACCACCCCCAACACCGGGGATGAGTGCAGTGGCAACAGATGGCAACAACTCACCACCTGTCTCAACCACATACTCCAGCGCCTCGAACGGGCTGCTGACTTCCGTGTATGACTTGTATCTGGTGGGATACTTCTTCTCAAGCTCTGCGCGGCTGGCTTCGGCCTCACCCATCTGACGGCGGGCGTAGTCCTCAAAGCCCAAGGCGCTGCCAACCATAGCAGGCAGCACATCTCCACCAGCGATACCCAAGTTCCCCATAGAGCGCATGAAGGCGCGCTTGCCAATTGTGCTGAGACTGGCCTCAGGCTTTGGGAGTTTGAAATCGTACTTCGCTGCCAGTCGCCCAACCAGATCGTCGTACTGCTCAGATGTGAGGTTATCTGGGAACTCGACCGGCCCCAGCTTTGGCAGGTTGACAATCATGGATTACCCCTGACTGAGAAGGTCAAACACGTTACGCGCTTGTACGTCACTTTCTGCCTGAGCCCGAGCCCCTTGAGTGGCTTCATTAATATACGCACGGCGCTCCTGTGCATAAAAATATTTGGCTTTATCAGCCCCATGCTGTTCAGTAAGTCGCTTCATCAAGTCTCGTGCGGCGCGGGAGTTGTCAAAGTCCAGACCAGCTTTGCGCCCCACCTCAAGGATACTGGCTTGAGCACGTTGCAGGTTTGCAGCAGCACTGAGCCCCCGCAGCCTATCGCTCTCAGCCCCCCGTGCAATTTGGGCACGTTGATTGGCCAAGCTGCCTTGCTGATATGCGCCCGTCTGCGCCAACTCCTGACGCTTCAGGACCAGCATCTCCTGCTGACGCTCAAGCTGCTCAATCTGGTTTGCAAACATGCTGGCTTCTTTACGGTTGTCGGCACGACGGGACAACTCAAACTGTCTCTGAGCCGTCCGCAGCTTCATGTCGTTCTGGTCCATCTCACGGGCCAGTTTGGCGCTTTCAGCCATAGACGCGGAGAGAGTCGGTGCAGCCCCAGAAAAACTACCAAGAAGCGTAGCCCCCGGTTTTGAGGCTTCACGAGCCACCTGAAAACCATATTCGGCAAGCGCCCGACCCAGTGCGCCCTCCTTCACTTCACGGGAACCACCAGTGGATTTCTCCACCATATCTTGGATGGCTTTGATGTCTCCAGCGTCTTTACTCTCAATATCTTTGAGGATGCGGGCGTACCTATCCTCTACAGCTTCTCTGGGTAAACCGGCTTGCTCGGCTATCTGGTTGATGCCTTGATGAACCGCAGGGCTCACTTGGCGTTGCGGTGCAGAACGTGCCCTTGTCGGAGGACGCGGTTGAGCAAGGCGTTTTCGTTCCAGTGTGTCATAACTGCTGTCGCCACCATTAGCAAACGCCACGATGCCACCGTCGGCAGCGGTAAACACACGCTCTTGATCTTCTGCCGGGAGCGAATCGAACGCATTACCAAGACCTACACGGAGCGACGCCCGCTCGGCAATCACATCGTCAATCATTGCGACCTGTTGGCGGTCACCCCGACTCAAGGCAGCCAACTTGGACTGCTCCAACTGAGCATCACTGAGCTTATCCAGAGCGTCATCAACAAAGTAATCGCTGGTTACGCTGCCACCGTCGGCATACTCATCGACCTGACCACCTTCAGCAAACCCCCTGCCAAAACCTGTCATCGCACCCAAGCCAACACCAAGACCGGCCAATTGACCAAGGACGTTTGGAGGCGGCTGATACAACGTCTGAACACTACCCATCGGGGTGCCGCGCAGGATGTTGGACATGAACTCCAACTGCTGGTACGGGTACTTCTGCTGGTTGAGAAAGTCTTGATAGCCTTGGGTGAGCTTTTGCTGCTCCAGCCCCTGACGCATCGCGCCGTACTGCATTTGTAAGCCCTGCGCCCGCCGAGCCTCTTCAGAGCCTTGCTCAAACGCCCGCTGAGAACCCATAGCTTGGATGTCGCCCATCTGGCGCATGAGGTTGCGGTTGTCTTCTGCCCTCTGGATACCTTCACGATACCCGCCAAATGCCCCCGCACCTGTAGCCCTTGCCTGCTGCTGCGCACCAAGAATACCGGCGCTGCGCATGGCTTCGCGCTTTTGAACGTCCACCACGTTCTGCATGTAGGGCGACATGTAGCCCTGAACCTGTTTGCCAAACTCCTCTGGGCTTGAAGCAGTGCGCATGGCCTGCTCTTGCATGGGATCAAACCCGGCAATTCGGTCTTTTGAATATACCTGATACGGGTTTTGGCTGATGTCTGTCAGCGCAGCAGCTTTGCCAAGCGTCTCTTTGGCATACGGTTTGGCCCACTCTGGGAGGTCTGCAATCTGAGTTTGAGAGGCAGGGGCCGAAGAACCGCCACCGCCACCTCCGCCAAGGTGTAGAGTAAACCAGTCCGGGTTGAACAACCACTTCCAAAGCTTAAACATTTAGATGCTCCTTGCGGTAGTCGTCAAACCGCTCATAAAACACAGATTTCCAGACATCTGGAAGAATCTCTTTGGCTTTCTCTGGGCCAACACAAACATGTACGGCATAAGCCAGGATATTGCCAGCAGCGTACCGCAGACTATGCGCAATCTCAATCCCGTGCGGGTCTTTGTTTCGTTCAAAAGTATTTGCCGTCTCAAACGAAGACACCACAACCAGCCACATCGGCAAGATGTCGTCTTGGATGCTGCGGTAAAACGGGTTGGCCGGAAGATAAACAAGAGCGGTCAGGAAGGCTTGGTTGATGGTGTCGTCAGATACATCCTTGTCCTTGTCCACCATGTCATCCCAAGCATGGGACAAAAACACAAACGCCCGAAACATGTTCAGGGCGTCTTGGTTCCCTCCAAACCACTCAAGTTTGCCTTCGTTGATGTTCATGCTGGCAGGTATTTATCAGCGCGGGTGTTTTTGGCGACTCGGCCTTTACCAGTCGTTTGACCACGGGCTGCCTGTACACGGTTCATCATGGCGTACAGCTTACGCGCACCCGCCTCGGTCGAGCCGTTGCCCAATTCAGAGACGATGCGGGCCGGGATCACAAACTCACCGTCTGCAAGACGAGCAGGGCGCTTGTTGCCAATTGTGGCTGGGATAGAGTCAGATACCCCATCACCAGGGCCGCGCAGCAGCCTGCCGCCGTCAGAGTAGTCGCCAAGGTGGGAGTATCCGCCGCGAGCCATAGCTGCAAGACCGCCATATGCAAGTCCATCCCCAGCACCAATACCACCACCGCCATCTCCGGCACCAATTGCGCCAGAATCAGAAGTAGAGTCTGCGTTGCCAAAAGCGGCTCCGATGCCCGCTGCATTTGCCGCCGAGTCTGCGGCATGATCAGACACGCCTTGTGCAGCCGCCGCTTCTGCTGCGCCAAGCGCATTAATTCCGGGCCCCGCAATAGCATTACCCAAGCCGGTTAAACCCAGATCAGCCAAGCCTTGTCCAAACCCAATCGCCCCCATCCCAAAATCATTGGAACTGGGGCCCGCAGCCGCCAAATCACCACCCGCGCCGCCAGAATCCATTGTGCGGTCAGAACCCATTCCAGTAGCTGTTGTCGGCTTCGGCGGCTCAACCTTTTTATATGACTGCGTCAGCGGGTCGTAGGTGTACTTGTAATCTTCGGGGATGGACTCTTCGCCTTTCATGCCGGGAAAAAAGCCGGAAAGAAGACCACCCTCAGCTGCCAGACGGGTATATTGAGGCTGGAAATTCATGCGTTCCCCGCGATAGTCCGCAGGGTAAAGAGACTCAGGGTTCTTGACCCGGCCAGGGTTAAACGCAAAAAGCGCTCTCTGTGAGTCTGATTGAGGGGGTGCTGATTCCGACTCTCCTGCCATGAGCATAGGAGCGGCAGCACCTGCGGCATATTTGAGCAGTCCTTTGCCGCCACCAATACTTTTCATGAAGGCTTCTCTGCCACCAGTTTCTGTTAAGCCAGTTAGCCCTTTGGCCGCCGTTGAAAATGGGCTCTCTAATGCTGTTTTTGTGGCTTGGGCAGCGACTTCGTTCATGGCGGCCTGTGATGCACCTTGACCAAGACCAGCAACGGCACCTTGCTGTGCTGCCGCTGTACCCGCACCAAACAAACCGCCCCCAAGTCCAGCACCACCATATGCGCCTAGACCGGCCATAAGCCCCTTACCCAAGTCTCCGGTACGCGCCGTTTGAAGTGCGCCAACGCCAAGGCCGATGGTGGCTGGCATGCCCATCCCGAACAATCCTGCACCTGCGGCAGCGCCAAGTCCCCCGGTGGCAAACATCAAGCCGCCACCAATAATCGCCGGAAGAAGACTGTCCAAGAACCCAGCCTCAGGCAACCCGGTCTCAGGGTTAATACTTAGGGACCCACCATGTGCCTTGGCAAGCTCTTGGAGGCTGTATAACTCGCCCAGCGACATGTGGACAAGCTGAGTGTCTGGGCCTCGGCCTTTGGCGGCAAGGTGCTTGGCGGCGATTTCAAGGCTCATATTTGCCTCGCGGAAAAGGGGTTGATCAAGTCTATCATGGAGGGTTTATTTGTTCAATTACCGGCTGATCTCTTCCCAGTCCATAGAACCGAGAACCTGATCACCGTTGGATGCAGCCGTACAGGCCAGCGTCAACTCATAAGCGGTCGGAGTAAAAGGGTCGCGCTCAAGCTGCGAGGCAAACAAAGCCTCTTTCAAAATGTCCACGCTGTTGGACCCTTGGTTTGAGCCTTGGAAAAAACCCGTTGCCAAGATGCGTCCGGTGCCGACAGTAAACGCCGTGCCAGTAATGTTGTACTCAACCCCTGAGTTCGTTCCGGCGCTGACCCAGGTGCCCCCGGTCGTGGTGCCAGACGCCACAACTTCCCATTTGTAATTGGCGTTGTTGGTGATGCCCAAGATTGACACCGCTGTCAGAATAGCGATTGCATCCAGGCGGGTCGTCTTCAGGCGAAGGGACACAATGGGGTAGAACGTCCCGGCTGTTGTCAGTGTGGTAGGGGCTGTGATTGTGTTCCCGGCTGATAGCTGTGCGCCGCGCAGTTCATATCCACCCTCAGAGATCACCGTCGAGCAAACCTGTTTAAGGGTGCTGGCCCCGGTCGTTGCAGCCACGTTGGTCATCTCGTACCGCAGCGGAAGTGAAGCGGTGGTAATGTAGGTCGTGTTGACCAGATTGGCGTGGTCAAAGTTGTGGCACGGAACAAATACACCGTTGATGATGAATCCTGTACGAACAGTACCAAGGCCCAGCCACTCAACGTCGAGGTACAGAATCTGCGCCTTAGAGGAGTCAAGCGTCAGACCAGACGGCCCGGTTCCATCCATCGGGTCTTGGTTCCAATCTGCCTGAGCCACACGGGTGTTGACCACCGCTCCCGTCACGCTGCTGCGCTCGACCATGTAGTTAATCGAGCCTTCACGCTCAAAGTAAATGCCGTTGGCCGCACCGTAGTAGCCAGCCCGCTGGCGAAGCCCGGTTTTGGCTTCCCCAAACACAAAGGTGTTCATCACCAAAAGGCTCTTACCCGGCTGGTAGGAAAAGACTTTGATGGTCTCGCGGATGATCTGATCCCCGTTGGCCGAGCCAACCGTCATGTTGATCAAGCCCTCGTCCGCGCTGAATGTGGAAGCTGCGGTGCCGGTGAGGCTGTTGACCCACAGGTTGTTGTCGGCGTAGCGGTGGGATGAGTCAAACAAGGTCAGGGGGTTGCTGACCCGCAGCCGCCCAAAGGCGTCAAGGTTGGTGCCGCCAATTGATACCGGGATTGTTTCCATAGAAGCCACCAATTGACCCAGAATGCCATCGAGTCGGTTGAAATACAGACGCAGAACATCCGCAAATTGATCGTGATACCGCTTCTCGTAGTCGTTTGGCGCGTCTGGCAGCCTGGGTGCGGCAACCCGATTTAATTCGTAGGTGGAGGTAACGATGAACGTCATTACGTGTTGCCCCTGCGGCCATCGGGCTTGATGTCAATACGCGGAGCGCCAAGCTGCCACTGCACTCCAAGATTGGCAGACTCGACCTTGAACTCCATCTGCCGACCACGAACCCGGATCAGCACCTGCCCGGTAAATTGCTCGACCGGAACCGATGCGCTGCGCACCACAGGGGCGTTGTTTGTGCCGCCGACAGACTCAGGGTTGTTAAATCCCGAGCCAGAGTTTTGCAGCGGCTTGAGCGTCATGGTCACCTGCGGGTTTGCAGCAGACGAACCCCTGAACGTGATGTCAGGCAACAACCTCCAGATAAACCCAAAAGCATGGCCATCACCAATATCAAACTGCGACGAGGTGATGTAGGCGTTGATAGGGGCCGGGGTGCCAGAGACGTTGTCGTCAACACCAAACTCATGGAAGACCAAGTTGTTGGAGTACGTGGCAGCAATCGGGTAGTTGTTCAGGCTGGAGTCATTCCATGCCGTGCGGCCCATCGAGCCATAGAACCACACATCCTCTTGGTAGTTGTAGATGACGTACTTGTCCACCACCGTTGAGTTGGCAGAGCAGTAAAACCACCAGATTTCGTTGAAGCCCTCGTTCGTGCCGCAGCAGATTTGATCCGTCTGGTCGAGGTTGATGTCCTGATAGATGTACTGCCGCAGGTCACAGCGCAAAGTCAACACCCGGCCATCGTAGCGGTAGAACTTGTCAATACCCATCCAGTAGATGACACCCGAGGCAATGACCGCCGCGTTGGGTCCGATGATGGATATGTTGTCACCAAGAAGCTGGAAGCCCCAAACGTATGGCGGCCCAAGGTACTGCATGGAGTACAGCGCCGTGTCGCTGAACACAACGATCTCTTGCCGGGACTGAACCGCCGCAACGATTCTTGAGCCGTGAGACAGGCGCTGCCCGCCTGCTTGGTTGGTTGCCTCTGGCGTCCAGTTCACCACCGACTCTTGGTCCGTCCAGCGAACCAGCATGGGGTCAATTTCACTCTCCCCAATCGGGTTGCAACCAAATGCAATTGTGAACCGGCTGATGTCAGACACCATCGCCAAGTTAACAGCCGTCGGAACATCCGATGCGTACGCCAACGACGATACCGGGATGCCGTTTGAGATCGTGTAAACAGTGCCCGTTGCCGCAGCCGTGCAAACAATTGGGTCACCCTGCGGGGTTGTTGAGATGTAAAAGTTGCTGCCCCCTGCGCTGTATACGTAGTAGACGGTACCTATGGTCATGCCAGTCGGGACGGTGCCCGTGCTGGTGAACCGAATCGCGGTGTCATCTGAAAGCGTTACGCCAACATTAAACTGGGTTGGCCCGAACAGGGTGATGGTTCCCGATCCTGCCGTGGTCAGGTCAATGGCCGTCCCGCCAACAGTTGCAGAGACTTGCAGCGTTCCTGCGCCTGCGCCATCTTTGTTAATGACGTAGTACACCGTGCCTGCCACCAGAGGAGACGGCAGAGAAGTCGTTGAAGTGAACTTGACCGGGTCACCGTTGGACAGGGTTGTGGTCGAAGCAGACAGGTACTCGGTTGAGGTGTTTACAGACGTTACAACACGCGAGTTCAAGGTCGGCGTGACCTCAAGCGGGAGCGCGTTTAACTGCGCGTCCCAGTAGTACAGGGGGCTGCCCTCGTACCCAAAGATCAGATTCTGGCCAAAGTTTGCCTGATACCACAGGCGCAGATTCAGGAAGCTGGGTTCACCAATACCCCAAGGACCGCTGCCCCACGGGCCAGCACCCCAGCCAGCCAGCGGTTGCGCCAGTTCAAACCCAACGGGAATCTGGTACTGCGCGTTGACTGTGGTGCCGCCACCGCCCACATCGTATGAAGTGGCGTTGACCGATGCGGTGATGGTGTAAGTGTTTATATCAACAATTGTGACTTGGAACGACTGATTGAGGACATCAGCCGTGATGCCGTTGTTGACGTACAGCGAAAACGTGCCCGATCCAGCCGTGGTCGTAGAGATTGGAGCACCGTCAATCACGTTGGCAAACTGAATCGTCGTGCCAGAAACAAGCTGTGCAAAGTACTGCACACCCTCAATCAGTCCAGCCGGAAGAGCGCCGCCAGCAGACACAGACAAAACCACGGGGGTGTTGTCGGCCAGGGCAGAAGACACAACAAAGTCGGTTGCACTTGAACGGGTGAAGGTCTGGGTGCTCAGGGCAACCGCACCAATAAAACTGGCGTAATCGCCATCTGCCAGCCCATGCGCGGTGTCGGCCACAGTAATAACCGCTGATCCAGGCGTTGCAGTGAAAGGGTTTGAGAGAGTGGCAAACTCACGGATGGGCGTAATGTCGTTGTATGAGCCACCCTCTTCAATGTAGAACTTCAGGTTGGTGCCAACGCCGTTTAGCACGATCCCGTTGAGCGTGGCCCAAGTCCACAGTGACCGGCAGACGCCCTCATACGTGTTGGGCGAAATCTGTGACCAGCCGCCAATCTTCTCGGGCGTGCCTTGACGGAAGCGAACCTTGTCGCAGTCGTACCAGCCCCCCTCGGTGGTGTACCGCGTGTTTTCCCGGTTGACCCCCGGTTTAAACAAAATTTTTTGGAGTGGCATGGTCGTCCTACGACAAGAAGAGGGCGCGTTCGTCTCTGCGGCGCTTATCCAGCCCTGCCAGCACTTTACCCCCACCCTTGTTCCAAAGCAAGAAAGCGTCTGCTGCGCCTTCCCAATCGCCCCGGTTTGCTTTGATGCGGATGCTGCTGCGCTGGAGGTTGCCTAACCCGAAATTAAAGGAAATACTGACCAGAGCGTCAAAGCGGCCTTGACTGCCAACACTGCCGGGCACAAGTCGAAGAACACCACGTTCAAAACTTGCGACATCCGAGTCGAAGAGATCATTAATTTCCTGCTTGGACCAGACACGGTTGTCCTCCGGTTTCAATGGGTACTCCCTGCGGATCATGGGAATGTCGGCCTGGGTCTTGCCTTCTGGCCGCATCATCGGCAGGCGAATCTGTTCTTGATACAGCACATGGCCATATCCAATTGTCCAGATGTGCGCCGGACATAGATACGGGCGGTTTCTGAAACCCTCGTACTTATGCATCAAGTCAGCGCCAACCTTACTTAGTTTCACTTCCGGCCCCAGGTGCGCGTCCCAAACCAAAATCCAATAATCCCGCCCAACATGGCCATTTCGTCGGGACTAAAAATAATATCCGAGTACCGCAGCACATCGTCCATACTCTTAATCATTCCAGGGTTTGTATACAGGTAGTAGCACAGGAACAAGTTGATCAGCACCAACTCCAGCACGAAGATGTACGTCACCGTCGGACGCACGGTGCCGACGTAGTTGGCGACCCACTGGCTGGCCCTGTCCAGCACCTTTTCATCGTGTTTAAGCGCGGCTTCCGTCATCTGCGCCTCGGTCTGCATCATCACTTGGTCGGTGCGGATTTCTTCAATCTTCTGCTGGGCGGCATACCCCTGGGCAGCCAGAGCCAACTCACGCTCATTTTGCATCCGGGCCAAAGCCAACTCATGCTTTTGGTCGGCCTTGTTCTGGAAGTAGTCCAGCAGTTTTGGCAAGCCGGAAATCAGCAAGCCGCCGAGGGTAGAGATAAGGGACAACATACTATTTTCCTTGTGCCGTGGCTTCCACGATGAACCAAACAGTTGCGCCGATAACGACAAACACCACCAACGCGCCGATCAAAATAATGAACAACTCATCCAACTCTTGCTGCCGTTTCTTTGCGGCTTCTTTTTTACGCCTTGCCGCATGGGCTGCGTCTGCTTCCATCCGCTGCGCCCGAGCCGCAATCCGCATCCAGACATCCATCTTGTTTGCCTGGAAAAACAGCATCTTGATCTGTTCCTCAAACTGCTTGGCCTGCTCAATGGCCATTTCCAACTCAAGCGCCTTACCTAACGCGGACCCCTTAAACCCACCCTCTTGCGACTTTTGGACAACCTCGATGGCGTCGGCTTTGGCATCAAAATATTTCCCCAGCACCGGCCCGAGCGAAGTGACATCATCAACCGTCGCGGCGACCTTTTTAACAAGCTCAACCGCTGACGATATCGCAGCAAGGGCGCTTATCGGGTCGATCATTTATATTTTGTTTGCTGCAAACACGTTGATGAACACCGTGCCGTCTTCCAAGGCTTCGATCTCGTGCCATTGGCTGGCAATCAAATTGACAGGCTTTGTGGCTTTTGTCATCACCAACTCTTTGCCCTCTTTGCGCACAACACATGACCCGGCAGCGCACAGCGTGGCGTGAGCGTACATATGCTCATGGCGCGGCAACCCCTCACCCTTGTTGGCGTGATACACATAGAGCGCCGCACCGTCATAAGTGAAGGAGTGGGCCGGGGTGAGGGCGACTACCATGAAGCGTTTTACTTGGTTGGCATCAGCGCCTTGAGTTCGTCTGGCGTCTGCGCTGCGTCCATCTGGGTCTGGAGGGCGGCGTATTTGTCACGGATTGCCTGACGAGCGGCCTCGGCTGCGGCTGCATCCACACCCGGAATCTGTTTCATGATGATTGCGTCATGCGGCTCAAACTCTTTGGCACGGGCAGCGCGACGGGCATCATGGGCGATAGCCTTCGCCTTTGTCATGTTGATCTGGATCATGCATACTCCCATGCGTTGCGGAAGGCGCGGTCAGATGGGATGTCAGCGACATCCACAATCTTGTAGGGCTTGCCCTGCGGCACATCTTTGGCCGCGATCTCTTCAATCGTCAGGCCGCACTCGGCAGCAGGCACGATGACGGACACGCCGCCATCGTCGTTGGGGTAAATGATGCGAGAGTTCATGATATCTCCTGACTAACGGAAAACGGAAAAACAGACAATTGTTGGGTCGTATTCACCTGTTGCCCGTTGGTCTGTAACCATACGAAAATTTGTTGTTGATAGGGTCGTACCAAAAGCAATAACCGCTACGCCGCCGTCATTATTCGACGCTTGTGCGGACAGGGTTTGCGATATTGCATAATTCGCATCCGGCATCGCCGTCGTGAAGTTGATCGTGTAGTCACCCGTGCCGTTATCCGTGATGCTCGTCACGTTGCCCGAGGCGCGGATCGCAACAGTGCCGGTGCCGTTGAAGTTCACCCATGCGCGGCAACCATAGGCAGTAGCAACAGAGCCGTAGCCTGAATTCATCAGGAAGTTGCCAGAGGCGTCAAACTCACCACACTGCACACCGCCCTCGGCAAAGCCAATCCTGTCATTGCCTGGGAAATAAATGCCGGTGTTGGCGTCAGTCCCCCTGATGGCAGGAGTAGCAGCAGAACCGTCGATGTCAGACAGGCCGTCGGTGCCAGACAAAATTAGTGTCATGTGTTACTCCTCACTCATAAAGAATGTTGATTGATCCGGCGTCGAAGGTGTCAGTGCCATTAAAACTTGTAATACGCACTCTATCAAGCGCCCCGGAAAGAGATAAATTGCCCGCGCCGGTAACACTCCAGCCAGAACGATTAAACAAATGGTCAGAAATCCAAACATTTCCAGAAATATTTGTTATAACCATTCTGCCAATTGTGTTTTCTGATGCAGTCCCAGATTGAATACCAAAGCCGTTTGTGGTTGAAAAAGAAGTAACTGTATTTGTTGATGTTGCAGAAACAGTTACAGATGTATAGCCGGAAGTCACAATTGAGCCGGCACCAATTTGAACTAACATGCCAGAACTGCCGTTCATACTCACCCCGTTGAACATCACCGTGATGCGGCGCACCCAAGACGGGATGCCGGTGAAATCAATGCTGGTGCCGGAGGTGGAGTTCTGAGCGGTGCCGGGGACAATCTGGCTGTTTGTCGCGCCAGCAAACGGGTACCACGTTGTGTCGGTCAAGCGATAAATGAACGACTCGGGCTGGTTGGCCCGCATGGTTATCGTGCCCCCAACCAAGGACTGGCCGGTGTTGCCCTGCACAGTCAGAGCGGTGATCTGCTGCGTGGACTCGATGGTGATGATCATGCCGTCTGCCGGAGAGGCAGGCATTGTGATCGTGCCGGTGGCCAGCGTACCCGCTGGGTTGGCGATCAGGGTTGTGGTACCCGCTGCAAAAGTGTACGAAAAGCCCGTCGTCAGGACTTGGAAGTCATACGACTGTAAGACGCCGTTGGTGCCGCTGATTGCTGTTGGCATGGTTGTTCCTTAAAGGTCTTGGGTGCCTTGAGACACAGGCTGGTCAGGTGGGACAACAGGCTCAGGGGTTGGTTTCACCTTAATGGTACTGTCGGCATTGTCGTAATACCACTGATCAGCCTCTACCGCATCATCACAGTCCACCCAAAAAAGAGTCTTGTAGACCGGAAATTCTTGGGCGGCAGTTTCAACAATACGCCAGCCAATAACTTCTTGCGTGTTTGGGTTGAGCACATTTTCTGTTGAAGAAACCAATGCTTTTTTCATCTCAATACTCCACCAAAACAAATCCCGGAGCGCCAGCGCCGCCTGTTTGGGAGCCTGCGCCGCTAACTCTATTACCACCGCTGCCACCCGCGCCGTATCCAGAGCCCGCTACACCGTTACTGTTGGCATTGTTGTCTGCACGATTACCGCCACGACCAAATTCTGATACCCCGAAAGTGTCTGTTATAAGGACATTAGCACAGCCAGAAATATAGAAAAATTGCTGCGCCGCAGCATAATTTGTTGCACCACCGGAGCCCGAGGAAACGCCCGAGTTAGCACTAATTCCAGCCGAGCCAGCCCCGCCTGGAATGTTAAAGTTGCCGCCCGTTGCAGTCCCGGCAGCCCCCCCTCCTCCGAAAACGTTACCGCCGACCCCGCCTGCGCCGCCTGTTGCGGAACAAAATGCGCCAAACGATGACGTTCCACCAGTCCCACCAGTAGCGCCAGCCGAAACCGTACCACCGGCTCCAACAGTCACAGTTACGGTGCCTCCCGGAGTAAGCCCCGTAACCCATTCAATTGCAGTGCCACCGCCACCGCCACCACCGCCAGCGCGGCCTAGTGCGCTTGGGCCGCCCCCGCCACCACCACCGGCAACCACTGTGACCTTAACTGCGGTAACGCCTGCCGGGACTGTAAAGGTGGAAGTGCCTGTGGTTGTAAACAGTTCTGCCCGCGCCCCGCCAGTAATATCGCTTGTCAGAGCGACAGTGCCAGTTGAATCAGGCAGCGTGAGGGTTTGGTTGTTGTTGGAGTTTGGCGATGCAACCGTAAATATTCCGGTGCCGCCGACATTCCCAGAAAGACGTACTGAACTCATGTTCGCTCCTTAAACCACTACCCAGCTTGAGCCGGTGGTTACAGTTACCGATATACCGCTGTCAATTGTGACGGGGCCAAATGTACCGGCGTTGGTTGCTGCCGGGATGGTGTAGTTTGAGGTCACGTTCTGACCGTTTTCAAAGAATATCTGATCCGTGCCACCACCCGTTGCGCCGCCAGAGCCGCCAGCAACTTTGACAAAATCCCCAACCCCTGAGTCCCATGCCATCAGGGCTGCCTGCCCAGCAGAGACAAATGCGCCCGCCGTGGGGCTGCTCGGGCCGCCGCGCAAATACACCAGGGAATCTGAGTTGTTGATCACCACATACATTTTGCTCTGCTTGGGAGCGTTGATGTAGCGCGTAGCACCCGGTGTCCCGGTGGCAATCAGGATGGCGTTTCTGGCCTCGTTTGGAGCGCCCCCTGCGGTGGTGGTCAGGGTCCAGTCGCCAGCCGTCACACTGGCGGTTGAAAATTGAGCAATCGCATCCTCAACCAGTTGTGTAAGCTGGCTGTTTACGGCGGTTCCCCATGTATTTACAAGGCTGCCCGTTACGGGCTGGATCAGCCCGAGTAGCGAAGTGTATGCGGATGGCATTTAAGGCTCCTTTGTGTCGATATTGCGCCAGCCAGCGTCAGCCGAGGTTGAAACATTTTGCCACGAGGAAGGTCCCGTGTCATCAATGACTACCCACCCAGCGCTTTGGGTATCGACGATCAATTCCCATTTCAAACGAACCATGATCTGGTCCGCCGCGTTTACGTTCTCTTGGATCAGGGAAACAAACGCCACAATGACCGCAAGTACTTCTTCTGCTGTGGCTGACTCATCAACACTTACAGCAAACCCGGCATTAGCAACTACCGTTTCCGCGCCAACAGCCGACTCCGAGACCGAGGCACCAAAAGTCAGACTTGTTGCCACTGCGTCATCTGCCTGAGCACTTTCGAGCACCGCACCAAAAAAGGTGAAGCTGGATGCCGTTTCGTCCAACCCAGCCGCAGACTCAGCGATTTGAGTGGAATACACCGGCACAGAGGACACAGTCTCCGACCCCGTCGCGTTCTCAGAAATCTGGGTGGAGTACGTCGGAACGCTGCTGATGGTGTCGGTTCCAGTCACAGTTTCCGTGACGCTTGCTGGGAACGTGGCCGCACTTGCCACTGTGTCCGTACCAGACGCACCCTCATCCACTACCCCGAACAGGGCATGTTGGGTGAACGCGAAGTCCGCACCTTGAGCGGTCTCGTCAATTGACGAGGTCAAAACTGCACCCGCAACTACAGCGTCAGTGCCTGTCGCGCTCTCAGAAATGCTGGTCGAGTAGATGGGAACAGACGAAACGATGTCTGTGCCGGTTGCGGTCTCATCAAGAGAAACAAGAAAAGTTGCTGCCGCAGAGACCGTATCCGTGCCTACCGCAGACTCAGAAACCGCTGCAAGAAACGAGGCGCTGGCAGCTTGAGAATCTGACCCAGTCGCGGTCTCAGAGACAGACGACAAAAATGTAACGCCGCCAACTACGGTGTCATTACCAGTCGCGGACTCGGAAACGGAAGCAGGTAAAGTTAAAGCCGCTGAGACGGCGTCAGTCCCGGTAGCGGACTCAATGACTACAGCGGCAAATACGTTCCCCGCCAGCGCGGAAATCGCTGTTGTTGAGAACGCATGGAAGCCAAACATCAGACAACCGTCCAGTTTGAACCGGAAGGCACCGTCACCGTCACACCACTTGCAATCGTGACCGGCCCGCCGCTGATGGCATTGTGTCCATCATTGACCGTTGAGGACTGCGTTATGACGGCTTCGTTCTCGATATACCCCATGCCGCCGATGACGGCCCTTCCTGCGGGGTAGTCACAAAACACATCCTTGGTACCAGATGAGAAGTTGACCTTCGCCCCAGAGGCGCTGGAGGCAAGCACCGTGTCCCGAGACAACGTTGTGCCCGAGGCTGTGTATGTGCCTATCCCCACCTCCCACTCAGAGGTGCCCTGGCCCGCGATGGTGTAGTACGTGGTGTTGGCGTTGCCGATGGCAGCAAAGGTCTGAAAACCCGTAACTGCCCCCGCCAGTGTCACCGATACGGTGCCGGTCGTTGTTGTAGTCTCACGGACTCGATCCGCAAGGACGAAGGGCATGTCAAGCCCCCGTCAGTTGGTCTTCATCAAACCAGCGTTGCTGAGTCACACCGTTTGTGTCCGTCCACTCGACGAGATACTGGATCACGCCGCTGTCGTCCATTCGCAGTGCCAACACTGGGCCTTGCGGCATGACGTTGGTGAGCTTTACAACATCACCCTTTTTGAATGCGGTGGCCATGTGCTCTCCTTATGCGGCATCGAGACTGAAAGTGTAAGTGACGGTCAGCGTATCGCCGTTGACCACCGAGCGATCCCCAGGCGACTGGAAATCAGAGGCCGAGAACAAAATGCCAGTGGTGCCGCCCTTGGTATTGTTGCTAGTCAGAAACGCGCCGCCAACGGTTGTGGTGCCGTTGATGCTGAAAGTGGCGGGAGAAGCCGAGTTGGTGATTACCGACGGGTCCGCCGTGGTGGCGGTGCCAAACGTCACAGCCGGACGAGTGGCTTGGCTGTAGGCTGTCACTTCAGTCCAACCAATATGGGACGCCATCGTGTCACCGGCAGCAGGGCTGTTGGTAGCGCCAGAGCCGTACAGGCCAATGTACCAAACGGCTGTGTAACCAGAGCCAGAAAAGTACTTGGTGTTCATGTCTTGCAGGCCCTCGTTGACCACAAGGTTGTGGTTTTCCTCGGCCCACTTCAAATTCCCATCCTTGTCAAAGCACTGAACGGTGAACACGCCACCGGCTTTAAGTTTTTCGTTGAACATGGTTGCTCCTTAAATGAGGCGGATTAAAGCAGATGTGCTGGTGTTGGCGGGCATCTGCACGGTGAAAGTGGTGGTCGATGTTTTGTCAGACCCAAAGTCCAGCACGCACACAGCGCCGTTGGCCCCCGGCGTGTAGATCAAGGCACCACGGGCCGTGATTGCTCCCGTCCACGCTGGAGACGAAAAGTTGATGTACGTAGTACTGCCGCTTGCGGTGTCTTGGCTTGAGACTGTGGCCGTGACAATCTCTCCACCAGCAACGTAATTGCCACCAGAGGCTTCACCAGTCGAGGTGTACTCGGTGGTGGTCTGGTCCAGCGTGGCTGAGTTGGTGTACAGCGCCAGATAGAACGTGTCCGAGGCGAAGTTGATCGTGCCGTTGGCCAGACCCGACCGCAGCGTGTTGCAGGAGTAGTTACCGGTAAAGGCCACTCAGATCACCTCAAAACTGTTTGCTTTGCGCACATTGTCTATCCAAGGTATCACTTGAATATTGTTTGGCACGTGCAAGCCAGAGACCATCTCACCTTGTAGCGGGATGATGTGGTCTACATGCCACGGAAACCCAAACATTTTGGTGCGCAACACGGCCAAATTGTACGCCTCTTTCAGCAACCATTTGTCGTCTTCCGTAAGCCAAGCGGGTGTACGGCGAATTTTTGCCAGCCTACGCGCAACGGTATCCGAATTGACCCTACCCCTGTTTTTTTCTTTAGTCTTTTTTGCGTATTGTTTTACTTTTTCAGGATTCTTTTTGCTCCAAGCAGCGATGCCAGCAAGAAACTTTTCTCGGTTGTTTTTTCTGTACTCCGCGTCGGATGCACGTTTTTTTGCAATTAACTCTGGCTTCTGGCGCGCCTTTTCTGCGTCTTTACGCGCCTGAGCCTTGGTGCGCTCTGGATTTGAACGTCGGCTACGGCGCAGTATTTCTTTGGCACACTCCGCGCAAGCACCAGACACCCTGCGAAGACCTTCAAGCTGCGGATGTTTTTTACAAACACTGCCGTAGCACGTTGGCAAGTCCAGGGCTTTGGCTTCCTGTCGTGTGTGCCTGGGCATCATGCTACACCGTTGTTTTGGGGGAGCGGCGACAACCTGTACTGGCCGGACCTATAACTGTCCGATCTCTCAAGTCCATCACCCAGACGTTTAGCCAGAGCCAGGGCTTCTTTGTACTTACCGTCGTACAAGGCCATCATGTCGGCCTCACCCTTCATGTAGGTGTAAGCCTCAACCAGAGTGCCGTAGAGCAACACGCTGTCAAAGTTGTCGCCCAGCCAAGAAGTGCCCTCAGCGTTGAGCACGGACAGCACCGGGGCAGAGAAGCCCGATCCCGTACCACCAATAGAAGATGCCGCCGCAGACATGGTGTTGCCAACCACATACTTGCTGCCGTACTCAGAAATGGTGACCGAGAACACAGAACCCCCAGCGACCACAATCGTGGCCTTTGCGCCCTCACCTGTACCGCCCGTCAGCGGCACATCGTAGTACGTACCATTGACGTATCCAGTTCCACCCGTGATGGTGCCAATACCATTAAGCTGGCCACGGATGATGGACACCGGGTAGTAGTAATAGTGCAACTCAACCGAGTACGCGCTGTCGGGTGTCGGCCCAAGGATAAAGCTCAACTCGTTGGTAATCTGTGGGTTTGCCCCAGATGTCGTGGTCGGACCAAACAGCGCGTAATATTTGGGGATGGCAGTGTCGTTGGGGCTTGGGTACGCCTGACGGATGAAGTTCACATCTTTGTTCAACAAGTACTCGTACGACCCGGTGGCATCAATGACAGCCATTGAATAGGCCGCAAGAAAGTCGGTCGGGCACGACAGGTACTTGTTGTTGATCGAAGTGAAGCCTGTCACGTTCTTCCGCAACGACGGAAACTGGACCGTGTTGTAGATGCGCTGCTCGGCCTGACGGATGAACGTGTTCATGTCCACGTTCGGGACATTGTTCTCCGTGTAGTTCGTTACAGCAGTGACAAGTTCGTCGTACGTCATATTAAGCCATTGGACCCCGAGACACTTTACCTTTGGTTGCCGCGCCGCCGCCACGCATCATCGTGCCGCTGGTTTTGGTCGGCTCATAGTCTTGGCTGCGGGTGTTAGCCACAGACACATTGGCCTTGCGCATGGTCTCTTTGGCGGGCTCTTCACCCACCACGACAGATGGATAGACCTTGGGCTGGATGTATTTTCCAATCGGGTCTTTTGTCTCCGCCGGAAAATACTTGAAGTCGTCGGTGTTCATATCAGCCTCCCTTGCGGCCAGGGCTACGCTGGTTCATGACCTTGGCCATGTTGCGCCCGTACTTGAGCATGTCGGCGTTGGTCTTACCACCAGCCTTCAGCTTGGTCAGGGGTTTGCCGGGGTGCATGGCTTTCTCGTGTTTATGCACAGCCTTCTTTGCGTCCATCATGATCGACTCCTTATGTCGTTGCAACCGTAATTGTGCCCAAATTCACCGCCAGAACCAAATTATTTGGCGTTTCAGCGGCGGTAAAAAACGAAGAACCTCCAACGGGATTCCAGCCCCACTGGAATATACGACTACCAGCTTCTACCGATCCAGTACCCAACGGCCCAGAACCCGTTTCAATCTGCAACCCACTGGTGCCTGAAAGCCTGTAGCTGCGGTCAGGGCGAGGGTTCCGCAAACCCTGTGGGTCATCCACCGGGTACATACCCAACTGCAACTGTGGCTGGTCTGGGTCCCAGCATTCCGGGCACACCAACAACTCATAGTTCTTGGTCTTGATGACCTCGCGCTTGAGCATTTTGAGCTTGAAGCGCTGATCACAGCGATCACACTGGGCAATCGCATACTTACCACTGGCAAACCTATTGCCCATTAGTAAGTGCTCCCGATGAACTGCTGGCGCGGCACAAACCGGATTGCCGCCTTCTCACGATCCTCATCAGCGGCCAACTGCCACGCCTCGTCGTATTGAGCTTTCAGGATGGCCAGACGCTCCATCCCCCCGGGAATCTTCCCGGCGATGTAATAGGACAGACCCGCCGCCATGCAGGGGATGAACCTGAACGGCACATCCATGATGTTCACACCGCCACCGGCATCCTGCGTACGGCGCAGCCGCCAGTACACAAACTGGTACTGCTGAGCGTTGTCCGGTGTCGGCCAGACCGTGATAGCCGGAAGCTGCTGCCAGTAGACCGTTGACCCGTTGTTGTGAGATGCCGCCGTGGTATCGGCCTGACCCCTAAAGCAGTTGTATAGGGTATTCCCTGAGATGTACCCATAGTTGATGATCTCAGAGTCAATCTTAATGAACCCGGTGGCAGGCAGGCCAACCACAGAGTTGAGGGTGATCTCAGTGACGGTGGCGTTGATTCCACCCACTTGGCTGATGGACAAGCCGGTTGGGCTCTGCTGGCCGTTGTACCGCTGAACCCAGACTTGGATTGGGCGGGCCTGCTGGAGCTTGTTGGGCAGAGTGGCATAGGTTGAGACGCTGATCCGAGTGATGGTCAGGTCTGCCTGAGTCGCAGCCACGTTGGCCCCGGTGCGGATCACATGCTCCAGAAGATCAATTGTGTCGGTTGGCAGGGCGTAGGTGTTCTGACCCTGCACAAGGTCAATCGTGCCCTGCTCAATGGTCCAGAGGTTGATGCCCCGATTGGCCCAGTCGGCAAACATGATGTTGAGCGAACGACGGGCGGTCTTGAGATCGTAGCCCGTGCGCAACTCTGAACCGGCACGCTCAAACGCTTCCTCGACCAGTTCAGTCAGGTCGAGGTTAAAACTGCTTGCGCCTGATGTGGTGGCCATTACCTATACCTCGCCGTCTTCGCCGCCACCTTGGGTGGTTGCTTTACAAATTGTTTTCCAACCTTTTTGCCTGCCCGCTTGGCACGAGTTGTGGCAGCATACTCAGCGGGAGTCAACGCCTTGATGGCTTTCTCAGGCAGATATCGCTCACCCGTCTTGGAAGACGGTTTGCCGGACTTGGTGCGCCACTTTTGGTCACCCCAGTCCTTGAGCGATTGCTGCGGGTCTTTAATCGCCATCGCCGTAACTCCCAAATGCCTCAAGATATTCTACGGCGTTGCGTAAGATTGCCGGGCTGTCTTTAAACATGCCCAACGCACGGTTGCACTGCTTGCACAAAACGCCACGAAACTCACCTGTATCGTGGTTGTGGTCAATTGCGCTATCTATCAAAGTGACCTGCGTTTTACAAATTGCACAGCAGCCTTCTTGCCGCTCGTACCGATCCACAAGTTGTTCAGGAGTGATGCCGCGTCTTGAGCATCGCTTTGCCAATGTCCAAGGGTCTTTCTCACGATACTCAGCCACTCTGTGCTGGTTGTTTTCTGTCCAGTCTTTGTGCCGCCTATAAAGACATGCGTTGCAGTGACTCTTGTACAGGTGCGACATTTGACCGCCGCGACTGCGGAAGGCAGTCAGCGGTTTTGTCTCTCCGCAATCTGTGCAAGTTTTTACTGCTTCAGTCACGGTACCCGCCACCCTTAGCTTTATATTGTTTGGCTAACAACTGGCTTTTACGGGCCGACCATTGGCCTGCGCCTGTACCCTGCACTGCCCGGGACTTGATTGACTCAAACAGCGACTTGCGCATGCCCGGCTTGGTATAGACGCCAGCCTGATTGACCTTGGATTTGGTCTTGCCACCAGCCGCGTACTGATCAAAGTCAGTATCGTCCCTACGGGCCTTGCGTTTTGGCCCGGGCATTTTGCTGGGGTTAATGGCCCCCATGCCACGGCTGGCCATCATGGCTACACCATCTTGCCACGGGTGTGGCCCTTAGTAATGCAGCCATCGGCGCGAGTGACGCCACCATTGGCCCGCCTCTGCGTGGAAGGGGGAGGAGGGGGAGGAGGCGTGGTGCTGGTAAGAGAGCCCATATAAGCGCTCTCCAGCTTGGGGGCCATCTGTTTATCCTTCTCCTCCTGAATCATCTGCTGTTCAGCGGGGGTCAGGGTCTGTTTGGGCTTTTTGGATTTATCCGACATGGTGTCACCTTAGTACATCTTGCACTTGGTTTTGCCTTTGGAGGCGATGCCATCGGCGCGTTTGGAAGCGGAAGACACTCCACCAGAAGCCATTTTCTTTGGCTTGGCTTTGACTGCGCCGCCTTTTTTGAACCCCCGGGCCAAACGCTCCATTGGGTCAAGACTCAACGCCGCATCAATACGGCGCTGTTCCGCCGCTGCGCGGTTCTGCGCTGCCGCTGCCGCCTCTTGTTCCTGCCGCCTACGGACAGCAGCCAAGACAGCCTTATCCTTCTCGCGCATCTGTTGCACGATGTTACGGGCACTGCCTGGAGGGGCCGGGGGTGTAGCGGCTGCTGCGGCTTCTGCCGCCTGTCGTTGACGGTATGCCTGAAACGCCGCAGGCCCAGCGTAAATGCTGGGAGCGCCAGCGGCCCGAGCCGTAGGCGCGCCAAGAGTCGTTTGTGTAAGTTGCCGCCTAAGGGGCATTTCAGCGTTGGCTGCGTTACGGATGGCCGAAGCCTCACTTGCGCCGACCGCTGCGGACGACAGATTGGCCAGCCGAGGGTCATACCCACGAGGCATATCCACCTGCGCCATATCGTTGTAGCCACCAAGGTCCAAATAGCCAGAACCAGAGCCAGTACTACGAGCGGCGGCGGGGGCAGCGGCGGTAATGCTGCGAGCGACAGAGGCGGCGGGAGCGGCAGGGGCAGGGGCAGCGGCGGCAACAGGGGCGACAGCGGCAGGGGGACGATACGTAGAACCACCGGGTTCCCGATCATCATCAAAAGTCAACCTTGCGGCAGCATCCGCATACAAATCCGCTGGACTCATATCTCCGCGAACGGACGGCGGGCGGTCAGTCCCGAGATAGTCCACAGGAACTTGACTTGCCGGGACCTCATAGGACTTGCGCTCACGCCCCGGGCCAAAGAAGGTATAGCCCAACGCGCCCAGCGCAGCAAGGCCAGCTAAATCACGTGAACGTGAGGAACGAGAACGTCGAGCCATGTCGGCCTCCTATCAGCAGGCGTAGCCGCCCTTTTTCATACCCAGCGGCTTGGATGCACCCATCTTGACCTGCATGCCTTTGGTCTTGCCCTTCGTTGCAACGCCATCTTTGCTGGGAGCGGCGGTGCGGACGGTGCCCATTTTGGCGGTAGTGATGCCACCGTTGGCCATCTTCTTCATACCGGCCTCTTTCATCTCATGCTTGATCATGGACTTAGGTGCGCCCTTCTTCTTCATGAAGGACACTTCCTTTTTCATCATCTCTTTCGATTCTTTCATGTCACCACCTCTTGCAAAAAATTCCTGCTTGCCTTGATTGGTTTTGGGCTTGTTAATGGCCTGCACATTTGCACGGCTCCCAGACCCAAACCGCTTACCCTTGTCTGCCTGCATGAACTCTTTGCCGACAGACTGTGGGATTCCTACGCGCTTGGCAGCGGCGGGGCTGTTGGCCACCATCGCCATCAAGTTGTGCTGTTTCTTGCTAACCGAGGGCACTGCGCTGCTCCTTCATGAAGTCGTCAATCTTCTTCTCAAGCCGATCCAGCCGATCCAAGACGCGATTGATGTCCGTATGCACCTCTGCTTTGGTGACATACTCTTTCGCAATCTCTTCCCGAGTGCGGTTGAGAAGAATCTGGATGCGCTTCATCTCGTCCGTGGACATCTTCACCCAGAACAGAATCAGGGCGGAGACAAGGGAGAGCGCAGCGTTCCACAGCGTTACGTCCATGTCAGCAGTTCCACGCCCTCAGGCTTTTGTTGATACGGCTGTTTGGGTCCTTCTTGGCCTTCTCGCCGGTCAACTTCTTCTTCATGCCTTCCATACGGGCGCAAAAAGAGTCTCGGCGTGAGCCGCCCTCGGGCTGCGGAGGCTTGAGCCCCGGCTTGCCCGGATTGGCTTTGTTGTAGGAGGCTCGCCCCTTGGCGTTGAGTCCGCCCTTGGGGTTCTTGCCTTCCTTGCGCTGCCATGCTGCGGTCTTAGCCATAGAAGATCGTGACTGCGGCAGCATCACCTGTGTCGCAGAACACCCCGTTATCAGCCCGAATGCCTTCGCCGGGGATCACAACAGTGTGTGCTCCAGCCGCTGTAACACCCAGACGCAACAATACATTGCCAGACGCAGCCGAGGCGTTGTCATAGAAAACAACTGGGTTGTTTCCGCCAGCGGTCACCGAGATGTACGCACCTTTGATGCGCACTGAGTACGGAACCATCGCCGCGTCAGACGCCGTGTAGGCGGCTTTTACGTCATATTGCATGGCCATGTCGGCCTCCTATTAAGCCGTACGGCTGAAGGTGTAGGCGGTGGCGCTGGAGAACATCAGGGTGAAACGGGCCAAGCCAGTCGCACCAGCAGCAATAGTCAGGTCACCAAAGTTGGCGGTACTCCCATCCACGCCAGCACTGGACAGGACTGCGTTGGTATTTGCGGCCACAGTCACAACGCTTGCGCCTGCGGTGTTGTCAACAAACAAGTCCAGAACCGTGCCACGAGCCGCGCCGATGGCGGTGCCCAGATCAGTGCCAGTGGGCAGGGTGATCGTAACGGTACCAGCCGAAGTGGAGGTGATATAGCCGTCAGCAACCTGGGCCGGGGTGGCGGTACCAGTGGTGTTGATTGCGTTAAGGGAAGTGGGTTGGTGGCCTTGAATAAAACCGTTTTGCGAAACGACCGGGCCGGAGAACGTAGTACGTGCCATGATTCCTCACATGCGAGTTAATTGAGGGCGTTCTGTCTGCATGTCGTCAGCCGGGACTGTCAGAAACGCCGGGAACCCCGGGATGTGGCCAATATACAGGAAAAAGAAAAGGGGCACAAGGCCCCTTTTCTAGGTTTTCATCAGGTCGAGCCCGACGAACCCCACATACCCAGCGGGTCAGACCAGCCGAACGAATAACGCTCGCGGGCCTTGTAACGGACGTTGCCGGTATCAAAGTCACCGTCCATCGAGTTCTGCAACGGAGTACGCACGAAGTGCTTCATGCCGTTGGGAACGTCCGTGGTCAGGAACCAAGCGTTCGGGTCAGTCAGGAAGTGGTTGACCGTGTAACCCTCAGGGATTGCGCCCATCTGCTTGATAGCGTTGATATCGTTATCAGCAGTTGCGACCCGCAGTTCGGTGTCAAGCAGGCGCTTGGCGGTGAACATCAGGGCCGGGGGAACAATCATCTTCTTGGGTTTGGCAGCGATCAGCAGGCCACGCTCGTCGGTCCAAGCGGCGATCTGAATAACGGCGGCTTCCAGGGAAGTCTCGTTCAGGTCAACTTGGGTGCCGGGAGTGTTGCTGTTCACACCACCGGAAACCAGCGGGTGATTTGCATTGAACAGGGAGACGCCATCACCACCGGGGTAGGTGTTGGAGAAGCCGTTGTTCAGCACAGCAGCAGCCTTGACTTGCTTGGTGTACGCCATAGCGCGGGCCAGAGCCTTGGTGTAACGAGCAGACAGGCTGTCGTACAGGTTGTCTTCAATCGCCTCTTCGGTGATCGAGAAACCCAGGGCAATGGTTTCGTGCGTATAGCGGGTGCTCCAAGCCTCTTGCGCGTTGTCATAGGCAATCGCACTGCCCTCGTTCTTCACCGGAGCGGCGGAGAAGCCAGACAGCTTGGTTTCCTCTTCAAACGAACGCTCGGAAGTCTCGGTTTCGTAGATTTCCTTGTGCTCTTCGCCGTAGCGAGCGTACTCCATACCGAACAGGGCGTTCAGACCGGGGAGCAGCTCTTTCAGCAGTTGTGCGCGTGAAATAGCCATGATTAATTACTCCTTCGATTAGACGCCAACGGGGTTGAGGTACTGATGACCGCCGGTCACAGTGCTGGTGGTGACGAAGGTGCCAGCAGACGGCTCAGTGGTGGCAGAAACCACGTACGGAGCATTCCACTTGCAAATCACTTCGACAAAGTTACCAGCCGAGTTGGCAGTATCGGGAACCACATCAATGATGCGGATAGGCAACGATGCGGTGCCGGTACTGCCCGTGGTGTACACCCCAATACGGCTGTCGCCAGTAGAGGTCAAACCAGCGTTCTGAACCAGTTCAGCGTTCGTGCCAATTACGCTGATCCCCAGATAGGTGGGGGTCAAGCCGTTGCCGCCTTCGGTCTGGCCAGCAACCAGAACGGCCTTGAACAGGACGTCCGGGTCATCCTGCACGTATGCAGTGATGGTGGTGCCGGTCGGTGCAGCGTACCCGGTGGGGTAGTACTGCGCGAAGATGGTCTGGCCTTGCGCGTTAACGTAAGAACAGCCTTGGAAGATACCAACGGGCGTGGCGGTTGCCTGCCCCGTATCTTTTTCGAGATAGCCCGTCGAAACAATCTTCACCACATCTCCATAGAAGATGTTACCAGCGAACCCAGCGGGGTCGATCTGATACTGGCGAGTTTGTCCGGCGAACACCTGACCACCGATCAGATTGATCGGCTTAAGACCGTAAGGACGGTCAATGGTGGGATAAGCCATTTAAGACTCCTAAATTTAAGAACCAGAACCGAAAGTGACCTTGGAGCTTCGTTCAGTGAATTTCTGCATCCGAGGATCATTTTCACGAAGGAAACTGTTGTCCACCGAATCAATCTGGGCTTTGTTCTGGCGTTCGTAATGTTGCATACGCTGCTCCAGAAACTCAGTTGGAATACGGCAGAGCAACAAACCACCCACTTCGATACCGCCTTTGAAGCGGCCCTCAGTAGCGGCGTGCATCATGAGTTCAGGATAGTCCTCTGCTTTGCAGGGTTCATATCCCTCTCGCAACTTACTAGAGATATTGCCGGGATCGGCAGTACCCAAGGTACTCAACCGAATGTACCGATGCTTCCAGCCCGGACGATCATCCGGATGGGGAAGGATTTCCGGGGCACGCCACGCCTGAGGGCGCATAGTGGCCGTACGGGTTTCCATTGCACGGGACAAACGATTTTGGCGGGTTTGAGCCGCTGCTTGGTCTTGCTGTTCCATCATTCACCTCTATTAAGTAAAGCAACCTGTTTAGCGTACTGTTCCAAAGGAACCCCAAGGCGACGAGCTATGTTCGCTTCGGATGCCTTCAGTCGAACACGACTAGGCGATGAACTGCGGGAGGCCGGGGCCACCACAGTCGCGGGTTTTGAAGCACGGCGCGGAGGTTCATCATCGTCCTCCTGTACCGGGGCTGACCTTTTTTGCGGAGGCGGGTCATCTTCCTCTTGGCTCTGAGTTTCAAAGTACTCAGGAAATCTTTTGCGCATAGTACGGTCAACGGTCTTAAAGTACTCTTCCGTACCTACATATTCCACACCATACTCCCGCTGCAACTTCTTGTCAATACCCATTGCAGCCATTGTCATTTCTTCATCAGCGCCAAACCAGTCGCTGTTAGCGTCAACCCAACGCTTGGTACGGGGGCTGACCTTGGGGGCGGCGGATTCCACTTTCGCGGGTTTGAACTCTTCTTTGTCCTCAAGCTCAATTGGCCTAAGTGTTTCGGCCTTGTCCAACTTCACAGTGGCTTTGGCAATTGCCTCCTGAGCCGTGACGATTGCGTCAGCATCGCCAGCCTCATACGCCTTGCGGTACTTATCCTTGGCCGACTCAAGTTCTACTTGTGCAGCACCTTTGGAGGTCTCAATATACGCCTTGCTCCCGGTGGAAAGCTGCTCCTTCAGGCGTTTGTTCTCTTCATACACCTGTTTGGCAAACTGCTCCGCAGCCTCACGCTCCCGTAGGGCTTCCTCTTTGGCCCGACGCTCATCGTGGTACCCACGGGTGAACTTCTTGATTCGGGACTGGACTTTCTCGTCATAAGACGCCAACTCATCTTCAGTTGGCTCCTCAACGGGCTCTTTCATGGGTTTACGCCCACGGTCAGCCGGAGGAGTATCGTCTTCAATCTCGATCTTCATCTCAGACTCATCGGCTTTGTCAGCCTTAAATTTTTTCTTTTGTCCCGCCTCATCGGGGAACTCAAACTCGTCAAATTGTTGCGTTGCCATCTGTTACTCCTTACGCAGCGCGGGTAATCCCACGCGGGTCTTCTACAACGGCTTCGACCGACTCATCATTGATGATGCGGAACTCTCGGCCATGAATCTTCAGGCGGGTGCCTGAATTGGGGCGGACGATGACAAAGTCACCTTCCTTGCACGACGGTCCAGTGGGGAACCGAGTTTTGTCTTTGTAGCAGTCAGGTCCGAGCTTGACCACAAACAACACGGGGGTCAGGACCTCCTCGTAGTGCATGGTCTTGGAATCCTTAAGCAGACCAACTTCACTGTCCGCATACTCCTCCATCGCCTCCGGAACAACACACAACATGTGATATGTCTTCGGGTCAGGAAGTTGTTTGGCCTTCTCCTCTGCACTCTTATTCAGAATACCGGAGAGGTCTACGGCAGCCACATCAAATTCACTCATTCGTCATCCTTTGCACGAGGTCCTCAATCACATGATCTGCGTAGTTAAGACCCCGGATCACTCCACAGACTTTTTTGTACTCGTCGTACGTGTCGGCACGGCTGGCTGCAAGAAAGGCAACTTGCTCCTGCCGGTACTTATCAATTTCTTTCTGCACGAGCGCAAGCGCTCGGATTTCATCCTGCATTACTGTTTACTCCTCTCGGGTTGGCGTTGCGGGCGACTCATCTGTGCTCGATCTTTGGCAATCTGGACACCGAGTTTGGCCCCTTCAAGCTCGATATTCTTATTGAGCTTGTCTTTTGCGGCGGCTGCATTGGCAGCAACCTGCATGGCTGCGATCTCTTTCTGCGCCTCAATACGGGCTTTCTCAATCTCAATCTGATCGGCCTTGGCTGCGGCATCGGTAGCCTGCTTCTGCGCTTTGAGTTCAAGGTCCTTCATCTTCAACTGCAACTCCTGCATCTGCATCTGGACCACCGGGTCCTGCATCTGCTGTTGGGCTGCGGCCTGCTGGGCCTCCTGCTGATCACGCTGGAGCAACTGCTGTGACGCTTGCGCTGCTTTGATGGCAATCTGATCGGCCATCTCCGGGGGCACCTGCTTATTGGCCTCCTCACCGGGCAGCACCATACCCATCGCCTCTTCAATCTGGCGGCGGTACTCCATCGCAACGTGCTCATTGATGTGCGCCATCGTGGCAGCGTAAATCTGCTGCGCCATCGGGTTGCCCTGGATGATCTGCTGAATCTTGGGGTTCTGCACCGCAGCCATGTGGACCTGAATGTGCGCCTGATGGTTCTGCTCAATGAACGCCTTGACCGGCTTGTTGGTCAGCAGGTTCTGGTTCTCAGTGATGGGGTCCGTCGGCACCAAGTCATCTTCAATAGGCACGAGCTTGGCTGCGTTCTTGATACCGAGTACCTCAATCATCTGGCGATGGAGCAGCGGCATGTTGTAAAGCTGCGGCGAACCCTGCGCAAGCTGGAAAACCGCTTGATACTGCACGATCTTCTGGGCCATCGTGGCGGCGTTGGGGTCGCTCACCGGGATGACATCGACCATGTCGTAGTCGGACTTCTTGGCCTTGCGGGAGCCATCGACCGGCTCGTAGTCATACTCCTCGGGCGTATAGTCCGCGATGATCACCTTGAGGAGCTTGAACTCCTGCTTCATCGAGAAGTGCATCCGCGCCTGAACCGCGCCCATCACCTTCAACTGCCGCTCCAACAGGGCCAGAGTCGTACCAACGGGGGCGTTGGCCGACATGTCACTGACGCTCATGTCACCAGCGGAGGCAAACTGACGGCCCTCCGTCACGATCTGATTGAACAGCGTATAGAGAACCTGAGACGGCTCTTTGTACGGCAGCGGCAGGATGTTGTCGCGGATGGAGCCCGAGGGCACATCTACGTCTCGGAACTCTCCCGGCGCGATGGGAGTGTCATCACCTTTAACGCGAAGCCCCCGTGACTTAAGTCCTCCGGGGAGATTTGAGAGAGTGCCCGCATCAACCAGTTGACGGATGAGCATGGTAGCGGACTTAGCGTAACCTCCAATGAGATGGATAAGCCCGTATCCGTAGAACCCGAAGCCGGGGATGTATTGGTAGTGGACGAAGTGCTGCCGTTTGAGGTGGAGTTGGTCATCTTCATACCAGTTGCGCCGGATGGCCAGAACCTTGTTGCTGCCCTTCTCAATGGTAACCACATACGGCAGCGCAATCCCAGTAGGCTCGCCCTTTTTGTTCTTGTCCTCAAACCCGGACAGATCAAGGTCAACGTGCATCTCCAGCATGCGGAACCGATCATCCTGTATCGCAGACATGCCGGTCTCCTCGGCCTTCTGCTTCTCGATGTCATCAAGCTGGTAGGACGGCTCCCCCAAGTCCACATCAGCGTAGAACCCAGCCTCCATCAGCTTGGTGATCTCGTTCTTGGTCTTGCGCATCACGTGCGTGACCCGCTCGGCCTTCTCAATACTCGACGCGCCGTAGGGCACCACGATGTCTTCTGCGGGAATAAACACCGCTGCCTGACGCCCGATGCTTGGGTCGTAGTACACCTTCTTGAACGCACTACCAGCGATGGGCAGGTTCCACAGCAACTTCTCGTGCTCTGGGCGGTACTCAGCCATCACTTCAGTCAACTGATAGTTCATGTCATCGCGCACCCGCGCTGCCGCCTCCTCCACCTCAGGAGTGTCTTTACCAATGATGGTGGTCTTGACAGGACCTGCGGCGGGGAACGTCTCCGTAATCCCCTCACTCTGGAACCGCACCACACTCTCGGTCAGCATGGGGTGGAACACACCACACGCCCCGTTCCACGGCTCGGTACGCTCTTCGTACTTCAGACCCAGTAGCTTGAGCCCCTCAACGAAGGTCTGCATCCAGTCCCTGCGGTCCTGAATATCCTTATCAAAGGCTTCTACAAGCTCCGCGCCCAGCGAGTCCAACTCACTGGCGTCCATGTATTCCGCGAGGTTGGCGTCAAAATCTTCCGCCGTTTCTTTGCGCGGTATGAGGTCAATCTCAATGTCACCAAGTCCAAGCGTTACGCTCTCAGGGTCCTCGATCTCAATCTCAAGCATCGGCCCATCTGTGGGGATGTCCATCAACCCTGCGGGTGCCGCGTACAAACCTTTGTCAATCGCCATGATGTGTCCTTACACTGTGTAGTACCGATCACGGCGGTACCCTTTGAACCACTTGATATCTTCAGGCTCGTCCGTTGGTAATCTGAGATACCCACCCTGCCTGAACCGCATGAGCGCGAGTGTGGCCGAGTCCACCAAGTCGTCGTGCTCACCTGACGGGAACGCCGCAATCTCATCGACCAACTCCTCGGCCCAACGAGTGCGCGGTGCCCACACTTTACCTGATGCAAACAAATCCGCAACTGAGTTAAGCCGCGATATCTTGTCCTGCCCTCTGCTGGGCGTGTACTCCTGAACGGGAATCCCCATCGCCCGAAACTCCTGCACAAGCGGAGCACCTGCGGCCTTCTTCTCCACGAGGAACGAATCTGGCTCCCACTCCTGCCAGTGCTCAAACGCTCTCTTCTTGAGTTCAGGAAACTCAAGCCGCTCCTTGTACGAGTTCAGCAGGATGATGTTGGCGTTGCCCCTGTCCTCGTCGCTGTAGAACACACCCCATGTCGAACACGCAGAGTAGTCGTTGACCTTCTTGACCTCGTGGGCCGTGTCCCATGCCTGAATGACAAACTCACACTGCGGAGGGCGTTCTGCCTCCCACCAGCGCCACCACTCCCGCTTGACGATGGCGTTTGTGTCCGAGGTAGGCTGCTGCTGGTACTGCGCCATCCATTTGCCGGTGGGCAACTCCTCACGCAGGGCCAACAACTCTTTGAGGCTCCAGAACTCAGGCCACAGCGGCTTGTTGTCGTCAAACAGAGCCGGAAATTCGATGACTTTCCACTCCTCACCACCCCTCTGAGCGGCTGCCTTGAGCACCTGAGCGGTCAAATCACGCAGTGACCACCGAGTCATCACGATCACGATGGCTCCACCCGGCTGAAGACGCTGCCGGGGACCGGATGTGTACCACTCATACACCTTGTCGTACACCTCTGGGTTGTACGCGCCGATGGAAGCCTCTTGTTCTGAGTGCGGATCGTCGATGATGAGCAAGTCCGCGCCTTTTCCGGTCACTGCGCCGCCCACACCGATGGCGAAATAGTCACCACCGAAGTTGGTGTTCCACCTTCCTGCCGCTGCGGAGTCCGTTTGCAGCCCCACATGGGGAAAAATCCGTGCATATGCCTCAGAATCGACCAGATTTCGCACTTTTCGACCGAAACCCACCGCCAACTCGGCTGTATGGCTGGTCTGAATGACCTTTTTGTGCGGAAATTTGCCCAAAAACCACGCCGGGAGCAGATATGAGGCAAATTCTGACTTGGTATGCCGGGGTGGCATGTTGATGATCAGGCGTTTGACCTCTCCACTGGCCACTTCTTCAAACGCTTTAGCCATTCTGGCATGGTGCCGACCCCCAATGAACGTCGGCCAAGCCTCTTTTACGAAGGCCATGAAGTCTTCTTGAGCCGTTTCACGCATTGTGCGGGTGCGTAGCTCCTCCAAAATCTCCGAAACTGCCTCCTGCTCGTCCCTTGGGAAGCGTTTGACCAGCGCCAACAACTGCTCCGGAGTGAGCAACCGCACTCTTTCCCGCATCTGCGGGTTTTCAAACAACTGCTTGAGTGAATCAGATGCTGGCTTCATCCCCATCCTCATCAAGCTCCCCACCTACAAGCCCCAACTCCTCGTCCACATTGATCACCTGCACCGCTGGTGCTGCTGGCAGTGGGTCGTAGTTAAGAGAGACCGCCTCCTTGGCGTCCACATCAATGATGTCAGACAGGTATGAAGAGAGCTTACTGGCCAGATCAGCCTCCAACTCCTCCGTGGTGCGGTGTGTGACGTTGATGTCGATGCGCTCTGTGAAGGCACCCACATCCGAGAGCTTGCCCAGCATCTCCAGTGCCTTGAGTTCGATCTTGGCATTGCCACTATTGGAGAGTTCCAAGTACTTGAGCTTGATGTAATTGCGTAGCTGCTGTGCGTTGCGCACCACATCAAAGTCGTACTCGTTGAGCAGAGCAGAAAGAATGAGGGCTTTGGCAGGTGTGTTGATTGCCTGCGGAGGCACGGCAGGGCTGTCCATGAATACAGCCCGGGCATCTTTGCGGTCAGCTTCTGTGACCTCTACATCATCGAGCCCGTTCGCCCGCAAAAACTCGACGGTATTGAACGCACGTTGCGCACGTTCACGGATGTCCATGATTTCATCTGCCGACCAATCAAACGGTGGTGGCACATCCAACTCTGGCGTAACGAGGATCATTTCATCAGTCATAGCACCGCTGGATACGGGAATATGCGGAATGTAACACAAGGAGGTTGGGACTCCAATAGGGGGGGTGTTTCTGGATGGAAATCTACGTGAGTAGTACAGGATAAATAAAGGGGGTACCCCCCATAAGATGTTTTTACGTAAACTTTTGTAGGTTTTGGTGGCAACGGTGGCTTATAGCTCCGTAACAACGTAAGATGTTTTGGTATGTGTTATCTACACCGTTAGAAGCTCGCTTTGTGTAGGTGAAGCAAGTGAGTCTTTGGAGTGGGGATGGGATGTGCAGAATAGAGTAGCACAAGCCACTGATGGTACCTAACCCATAAAGCGGGGGGTGGGGAGGGCTTACCCTTTCGTACGGTACGAAACAATGCTATCCCGTGCAAAGATGTTATAGATAGGGCATAATCCATCTCATGGATCGGGACTAGTGCAATCGGTTCATATTCCATTAACGCACTACTGAAAGGGTTCTATCATGTCCAAACAAATTGATCTGTCTCAAATTGCCAATGCTGTCGGTGTTGCATTGGGTGGTCTCAAGAAAGCAGAGACCACAGCGGGTTTGCTGAAAGAGACAATGAATAAATACATTGCCCAACTGCACAGCGCCAAGGCCAAGGTCGGCATGTACAAGAAAGATAAAACGGGATGCGCGATTGCAACATCGTTTGTTGACGGTTGCATCGAGGGCGGTCTGTCTCACGACACGGCACATAAAACGTATCTGCCAACCTTCAAGAAAGCGGTTGCAGACGGCAAGCCGATTGGCGATTGGAACGGTCAGCGATCCAAGGGCAATAGCAAAGCAAAAGGCAAAGGCAAGTCTGAATTGTCCGAATTACTGGTAAAGGCATTTAACCATGATGAGGGCAAATCATTCGAAGCACTTTGCCAGAGTGTCGAAAAGGGGTTCTATGCCGATGCGACATTCAAGACTATCTATGCAGGGTTTGTAGACTATCTGCAATCCGAAGGGTATGAAATCAAGTAATACCTAAGACCTCTAAGCCCCGCTTCGGCGGGGCTTTTTTTTTGCCCAAAATTTTTGATACCAGTTCCCTCCCCGTTGGCCGTGCTGTGTGGGCCGCAATACGTAGTAGTTTCGTACCGTACGAAACCCCACCAAATTATGCTACAGACCATACTACTTG